GCAAACGGTGCAATGGTTGCCGGAACTTTTAGAATTGACTGTGTAGGATCTGATTCAACAACTTATAATGTAACTCAATTAAGAAACAGAACAGTTCAAATTGAAAAGAACGGAAGCCCTCCTGAAGGTGACGTTGCTGATAATGCTATTTGGGCTATCGGTAATACACCAGATGCTAGAGAATCAGCAAGTGTTCCTAACGCAGTACTAAGCGTAAACTTACCAGGACAAGCATAATACCGAGCTAGGATAAAAACATGGCATCATCTAAAGTACATAACCATAGTGTTGATCTATACAGAATAAAAATTAATCCAGGCGGAACTATAGACTTAGATTCTGGTGACGTTATTATTCAAGGTAACTTAACAGTCGAAGGTACATCAACATCAGTTGGTAGTGAAGACTTGGTTATTACTGATAACACCATTACACTAAACAACGGTGAAACAGGTGCAGGTGTAACTTTAAATACAGCAGGTCTTATCATTGATCGAGGATCATTGAGCAATGCTCATTTGTTCTTTGACGAAGATAAGAGTTTCTTAGACAGCAGAACCGGAGGCATAACAAATGGAGCATATACATTTGAAAATGCCTCCGGACATTTGCTAGGAATTTACACTAACAGTATTAAAACTTTAAATGATTTTGACTTATATCTTATCAGCGAAGGAACTGGTATAGTAAGTGTTACTGGTACTGTTGATTACGAAAAACAATTATTTCCGTATACAGGCAGTAACATAACCTTTAACGGTTCAAACCCTGATAAACTAGCAACTCCTTACGACAACGATGCTATTCCTAACGTTCAAGTTTTAAAAGATTATGTTAAAGGATATAATACATATAACTTCCATACAAAAATTTGGGCACCGGTTAGTACTGGAAATACAGCAGTAGAAGCAACAGATACAACCAACGGAGATGCTTCAAACAAAGTACTATTTAAAGTAAACGGTGTTACTGTTGCAGAATTTTTTGAAACATATTTAGATTTAAACAACATTAGAATTTCTGATAACGAAATAACTTCTAATGTTACTAATCAAAATATTATACTATCAGGCAACGGAACAGGAAGTGTTGAAATTTCAACTGCAATTGAATTAACAAAAATATCAGATCCTTCTGCTCCAGTTGATGGTGTAAAGATATATTCAAAAGCAGAATCTGATGGTGCTACTGGAATATTTTTTATAAACGAAGACAGTACCAATGGCGAGTTGATCAGTAAGAACAAAGCAATATTATATGCAATGATTTTTTAAAGGAAAGCAAAATATGTCAATAGCAAGCGCACTCATTTTAGAAACTGACACAACGCTTTTAACTGTTCCATCATCAAAAAGATATGCAATTACAACTGTAATTGTATGTAATTATGCACCAACCGCAGATACTGCCAACGACAGTTTCTTTGACATGCATTTAGTAAAAGGATCAGGCGGCGTTAAAAGCGATGTAAACAAAATTCTAAATAACGTTTCATTACCGGCACAAGATACATTCACGTTTAGTGCAGAAAGGATTCTACTCGACGAAGGCGACAGAGTAATTTTAATAAGCACAGACCCAGACAAGATATCAGCAACGGTAAGTTATTTAGAAGTATAAAATATGAAATATGTAAAGCAACAGATACTGCATGAAAGGAAAGTCGGAGATCGTCAGTTAGTAATAACCGGTGACGGACAGATTAACCTCACACCTAAAAGTGGTAATGTAACAATAAATGGAAACTTAATTGTTACAGGAAATATTCCCGGTGCTGAAGAAAATGCATTAGTTTATTATGTATCACTCGAAGGAGATGATAATAACAGTGGATTAGGACCAACTTCTGACAGGGCTAAAAAAACAATAAAAGCCGCAGTTGAAGCAGCCCCTGTTGGAGCAATAATTCAAGTTGCGCCAGGAGATTACTACGAAGATAATCCTATTACATTAAAAGTACGTCAAACTGTTAGAGGAGATAGCTTACGTACAACAAACGTTTGGCCAAACAATAATCAGGATGACATATTTTATGTAGACAACGCCTGTTACATATATCAAATAACTTTTAGGGGATTAGCTGATCCGGGGTTTTGTGTAAAAATTAAATCTGGAGCATTAGTTACTACATCGCCTTACGTGCAAAATTGTTCAAACATTAACGGACCATGGTTAAACGATGGCACAGAATTTGTACCTTTTGAAACTGTACAAATCGAAGGCGTTACTCCGGGTGCAAGGCCTATTATAAACGATGTTAGGGTACCATTAGCAAAGCGTGTAAACGAAACCGGCGGCGGAAACGGTATATTAGTTGACGGGGACGAATACGATCCTAGGTCGTTGGTTCGTTCAATGGTCGCCGACGCATTTACTCAGATTGCACAAGGCGGCATCGGTTTCCATATTACTAATTTTGGTTATACACAAATTGTTAGCTGTTTTACTGTTTTTTGCCGTACTGGATTTTTAACAACCAATGGTGGTTATCTATCAATCTCTAACTCAGTTTCTGACTTTGGTACATACGCTATTATTGCAGACGGAGTCTACGAAACTCCTTATACAACAGCAAGACCCACACAAGATTATTATTCAACAGTAGGAAGTGTAACAATTACCAATCAGGGTTCTGGTTATATTAGTGCTCCTGCTGTAGTGTTTGATCCACCTACTGCTCCGGGAGGAGTAACTGCAACCGGTACAGCAATTATTGATGTTACAACAGGAAAACTAACAGGTATTATTGTTACCAATCCAGGATCAAGATATACATTTGTACCACAAATAACTTTTGTGGGAGGATCGTTTACAATCGAAGCTGAAGCAGATGTAAATCTTACGCGAAATATAAGTGTAGAAATTGATAGCTTAAGAGATATTCCCCAAGTTGGATCGGTCATTACATTTGATGGTGATGTAACAAAGTACTATATAACAAGCACCGACATAACTGAACAACCGTTAATTTACGATGAAAATATCTGTAGACGCGATGTTGCTAGAATAGTTGATGCTATTATGGGAGATGTTGCACTAGGTACAACATACCAATCATTAGCAGCCGGTAGATCATACTTACGAGTAGCAGCACAAAAAGTTATTAGACAACAACTTGAAGCAACTGTATACGGCCTTGAATCTGCAAGAGACCTAATTCTTGATTTACTACCAGACAGCGATGCTGGCAACTTAGATGCTAGATACGATATAATAGAACGCTTTGCAATTGTAACTAATATGTTAGACAGAGGTGATAGCAGTGCTGCACCAGATGTAGTATACAACGATTTACCGACATTGTCAAGTGGCACAATATCATCTAAAGACAATATTCTTGCCAACAGAGAGTTTATTATTGACGAAATAACAAAATATATTGCAGAACAATTTACATACCTATCTTACAATCAAGATAACTTTGATCGAGATGTAAGACTAGCAATGGAAAGTGTTGCATATGATGTAGCGTTAGGAACAAACTATAATGCTGTAACAACTGGATTAACATATCAAAGAAGTTACTCTTCAGAAATTAAAGCAAGACAAATTACTCAAACATTAGCTGCATTTACCGAATTAAAATCAATTGTTGCCGGATATAGTGCAGTTGTTGCAAGCCCTACTGCAAATACTAGAAGCAATACTGCTTTTAACGAAATAATCGAATTAATTGGTGCCGGCGATAGCTCAAGTGCAAATGATATACAATATCCAAATCCTACCAGTGGATTAACTAGTAGAATAAATGCTAAAAATCATCTACGAGCAAATAGAGAATTTATACAAGAAGAAATTTTAGAATGGACTACAGCCAATCATCCAACATTATCATACGACAGCGATAAATTTTATAGAGATGTAGGTTATATTATTGATGCATTGTCTTATGACATACTTTACAAAGGCAACACTGCGACAAGAAACGCATCTAATGCATACTTTATAGAAACCGGTATTCAACCAGTAAACGCAAATGAAATTGAACCAACAGTTGAAGCATACCAACATTTACAGTATGTTGTAGGACAAATCATTTTAGGCAACTTAATTGAAAAAACTCCAGCAAACCCACTGACTCAAGATACTAGTAACGATAGTGCTACAGGATCAGAAGTTGACGAAATATTTAATTTGGTACAAATCTTTATCGATGTTATTGATAACTCTACTATAAGCGGATTACCTACAGCAAGTTATCCAGAAATAACTTGGGCAACTTCACAAATACAAAATGCATCAAGACAAATTTTTGCAAATAAGTCTACCGCAGTAACTGAAATTTCTGACTTTATAATTGACAATTATCCAGATTTTACATACGACAGAACAAAGTGCAAACGAGATGTAGCATTAATTCTAGATGCAGTTGCTCGAGACGTAAGATTAAATACAAATTATAATAGCATAACTGCCGGACTAGCTTATAAACGAGCAACCGCTTCAGTAGTAGACGCTAATCAATTGCCTGCTACTATTTTAGCATTAAGAGAAACCAAGCGTTTAGCTCAGGCTGCAACAATATCAAGTTCTGTTGTATCGACCGCAGTCGGAGATAGATTTGACGATTTGTTAAGTGTTATCGAGTACGAAGATCTTCCAAGCGAAGGAAAAACATTTAACTATCCTCCTAGTGCTAGTACAGAACTAAGAGATGCGTCAAGACAATTACAAGATAACCGAGATTTCTTGATTGCAGAAACTATAGCATGGATCAATGACAACTATTTTATATACGATAGTGAACAATATTCACTTAACTTTGGTCTTATAATAGATGCAGTAAGTCTTGATGTTGCACTAGGAACAAACTATAACTCAGTTGCTGCTGGGTTGTCATATCAAATATCGACTGCACAGCCAAAGATTGATGGTGATGTTGTTGAGACAGTTTCAGCTATTACACATTTAAAATCGTTAGTAGGAACTTTACTTGCAAGTTCAGCTAATGCATTATTAAGATCAAATGCAGGATTTGACGAAATAATAGATATTATTGTTAATGGAACCGAAGGCACAACATTAGCAGCAGATCATTTAATATGGGACGAATCCGGCGTACCAACAGATCAAATCAATGCAAAAGAACAACTGCAAAATAACAGAGATTTTATAGGTGCAGATCTAGTAGAATATGTACAAAACACATATCCGTTGTTGACTTTCAACACTACTAATTTTAATATGAACGTAAAATTATTTGTAGATGCGTTAAGCCACGACATAATGTATGGAGGCAATTATGCAACAAGGATTGCAGCACAGTCGTATTGGAATGGAACAACAAGTGTTGTTTCTGCTGAACAAGCAGAAACGGTTGCAGCGTTTAATTATTTAACAAACATACTAGGAGATATTATTCAAGGTATACCTGTAACTCCACAAGCAGGAAATAGTGAACTACAAGATTTAGGCAGCATAGCAGCAAGTAGTACAGAGGTAGACAGAGTAGTTGAACTAACTGAAGATTTTGCAAATGTAATCGAAGATATCGATACACTACCTGCTCAAGTTTTACCAGACTTTAGCTGGGTATCTTCTGAATATGCAAATGCAAGAATATCGTTACAAACACAAAAATCAACACTTCAGTCGGGTGTTATTTCTTACATTAATTCCACTCTAGACGGTCTTACATACGACGAACTTATTCTCGAACGAGACACCGGATTACTAATAGATGCAGTGACACATGATTTATTATATAGCGGTAACAGAGCTATTTTAGTTGCTGCTAGAGCATATTATAACTACGGTACTATTCAGATACCCACACAAGAAGAAGAAATTTCTGCTGCATATGAGCATTTAAAAGGTGTAGCAGCCGATGTAATCGAAGGAATTGCTGTAACGCCAACTCCAGGAAATACTGAATCTCAAGTATTAACTCCAGGGTTTGGGTTATCAACACATAGCGATACATCAAATACGTTGTTTGATGTTGTTATAGATGCAATAAATGACGGGCTAGTTTCGACACCTCAAGAAGTTGATCCTGATTACTCTTGGAATACAAGTAGTGTTGATAATGCAGCTACTAACCTTTTAGCTCAAAGTTCAGTAATACAGCAAGGTACAATTGATTTTATCACTAACAACTTGATTGGCTTTAGTTATAATGTACAAAAATGTCAACGTGATGTAAGCTATATAATCGATGCTGCGGTTTACGACATGACCTACGGCGGCAATAAACAAACTCGACGAGCTGCCGAAGCGTACTACAATGGTGCAGTATTAGGAAATGCAATAGTTGGCACCGCCGATCAGTCAGGTGTTTCGGAATTTTCTTATAAACATCTTGCAACTGTATTAAAAGAAATAGCATTAAACAATACAATTACTCCAAGCGAAGATGTTACAGAAACTCAAGTAATCGGTAGTTCTGCAGGGAGTTCAATTTCAGCAAACTACATATGGATTCTAGTAGAAAAAATAGCAGAAGTTATTAAAAATGGAAATACGTCATTACCTACAGAAGTAAATCACAGCTACAGCACACTAGCTGATGTTACTATTAATGCAAAACGAGAATTGATCTTAACCAACACAGATGATATTGTTGATGAAACAATTATAATGTTAAATCAAGAATATGGTGGTACTGCAACTATATCATTGTTCCCTGGTGTTACATTTGTACTAGATAACACACTATCAAGTTTACAAAACGTGAGTACTATATCTACTTCCGGACATGCGTTTGAATATGTAGGTGCAGGCATTACATATAATGCGTTACCGTTCTTCGGTGGCGTACCTATAGCAGCAAATGAATTTGTTGAAACTAACAACGGTAAAGTGTTTGCCGGAGGTGTAGTCGATCAAATTGGTAACTTTAAAGTTGGTAACTTCTTTAGAGTTAACGCACTAACAGGTGCAATTACGCTTAATGCAAACGAAATTAGTTTAAGTGGTATTACGTCAATTGGACCATTTAGAAGAGATGGTATACCAGTTGGCGTTGAATTAAGAGAAGTAAGCGAAAACGGTGACTTAACATCGAGCTTGGGTATACCCGATAGTTATACTGTTCCTACACAAACTGCTGTAATTTCCTATGTTGAAAATAGATACTTGAATAAAATTACAGGCGGCACAGTCGAAGATGATGTAATATTTGAAACTGACATCCAAGTTAACGGTGGAGACCTTTCTAGTACCGCAGTAACGTTTAACCTGATTAACGACAACGCACAAACTGTTAATGCGTTCGGCGGTGCTACTGACATTAATATCGGTGCATTAATAGGTACAACAACTGTTAATAACACCCTTGAAGTAATAGGAACTTCTTTATTTCAAGATGACGTAACTATTACAGGAATTGCAAATGTCAGTGTTCCTGACAATACATCCGACGTGTTTAGTATCTATCAAGGATCATTTAACTATTTTACAATTGACACAGTTAACGGTACCGAAAATGTTACGTTCGGTGAAACTCCTATTGTCAATATACTTAATACAACAAATTCTTCAACTTACTCAACTGGTGCATTGGTTGTTACCGGTGGTGTCGGAATTGGCGGTAATTTAAGTGTTAACGGCGACTTAACAATTAACGGTAGTATAGACCTAGGTAATGCCGCAGTAGACTCACTGGTTGTTACCGGTGATGCAGAATTTAACATTCCTGATAACATTGCAGTTGCATTTGAAATTAAAGAATCAACTAATTCTTATGTAGCAATTGATACAACTAACAGTAGTGAATCGATCAAGTTTGGCACTGTACCTAATATAATAGTACTTAACGAAACTGATAGTTCTGATAAAGACACCGGTGCAGTAATTGTTCAGGGCGGAGTAGGTATTGAAAAGAATTTAAATGTAGGGGCAAACTTGTCAGTGGTACAAGATGCAACTGTAACCGGAGACTTATCTGTAAACGGTGGCGACATTACTACAACTGCTGGTACATTTAACATATTAAATACAACTGCTACTACTGTCAATGCATTTGGTGCAGCAACTACTTTAAACATAGGCGCAGCAACTGGTACGTTAACAGTTAATAACGAACTAACAATATTTGATAGTGTAGCTAGCATTCAACTACCAGTTGGTACAACAGCCGAAAGACCGACTTCTGTTACTGGTCAAGTTCGTTTCAATACCAACGTAGGACAATTTGAAGGATACGACGGTATTGCGTGGAATAGTCTCGGCGGCGTGCGAGATGTCGACGGCAATACATACATAATTGCTGAAAGTTCTCCGGCTGCAAACGAAAACGAATTGATGTTCTATACCGATGGTATAGAGCGTATGAATTTAAGTACAGCACGTTTAAGAATTGACGATACTGTTGATGTAAGAATAGAAAATACTACAGCAAGTTCGGCTTATAATACTGGTGCACTAACTGTTACTGGCGGAGTTGGCATCGGTAAAGAACTACACGTTAATCAATACATTGGCGGTAACACTAGTGGAGTACTACAGCTAACCAATTATGCAAGTGACAAGATTATCATCAAAGCTAGCACAATTGAATCTCCTGAGGAAATTAAATTCATATCAAATGCTCCAGACAGTAGTGCCGATGCAATTGTATATCCAATTATACTTGCACATCATAGTGTGTCTGGCACGCCTACTGTAAACAGCGGTACTGGACTAAAGTTTGAATTAGAAACTGACACCAGTATATTCACAATAGGCGGCATTTTAGATGTAGTTGTAACAAATGTAACTAACTTGGCTGAATATTTTGAGATGTCATTTAAAACAATGACAAACGGAACGTTAACAGAAAAGTTTAAACTAGGCTCAACTGTTGCAACTATAACTGGCGACTTAGCTGTAAACGGCGGCGATATTACAACTAGTGCTGGTACATTTAATTTACTAAATGTAACGCCAACTACAATTAATGCATTTGGAAATGCAACTGTAATTAATATAGGTAAAACCGGCGGACTAACTACATTTGATCAAAGTGTAACAGTTAACGAAGACTTAACAGTTGACGAAGATTTAACTGTTAACGGATCATTAATACTAACTAATAATGACTTAGCAGTACAATACGGCGGTACAGGTGCTAGTACATTTACTGAAAACGGAATACTATATGGCGATACTGCTAATCCGATACAAGTAACTGCCGCTGCTGGTGCAAGCGACATTACTACTTCATATCAAATACTAACTGTCACAAGTAACATTGATTCTACTCCGGTCTGGACTGATACAATAGACGGTGGTACATTCTAAAAGTACCACTATTAAACTCCAAGATAAATATATTTGTAGCGATTTATATCGTTCAAATCCGGGCGGCTTAATGCTTTGACCCACACCTATATAGGAGTTACATATGTCTACAAAGATACGCCACAAGCGTAGTGCGGTCGCTGGCAAGAAACCTACAATTTCACAACTAGAATCAGGCGAATTAGCTATTAACACAGCCGACGGTAAAGTGTTTTTATTAAGAGATGATAACACAATCCAAGATCTTACACAACGAATTTTTGAAAACAACAGTCAAATTTTAGTTAGCGATCCAGGCGATTCTGCAGGTGAAGTGACAATTACGATTGATGGCTCTCAGAAGATAACTGTAAATGCTTCCTATATTTCACTACAAGAAAATACACAGATCGAAGATGCATCAACCTTAACGTTTAACGAGTTAATCGCATCAGGAAACAATGGTGTTTCGATTAAAGCACCTAACACATTAGATGCTGGATATACATTAGTTTTACCTCCTAATGACGGAATTGACGGAAATTTACTAAGAGTTAACGGAGTAGGAGAATTATTTTTTGCTAGTGCCGATACATTTGGCGGAAACGTGATTTATGTAAGCGCAGAAAAGGGTGACGACACCAATGACGGATTAAACTTACCTGTTAGAACTGTTAAAAAAGCATGTCAAATTGCATCAGGATTGGTATACAATTCAAATGGTACAGTTAATGGTCGCAGAATAAACATCAAAGTTGCTGTTGGGGATTACACCGAACAGAATCCAATTATTGTTCCTGACAATGTTGTCATCAAGGGCGACGGGTTAAGAGGGTGTCTTATTCGTCCTGCCAATGCAAATCTTGATATGTTAAGAGTTCGTAATGCATGTTATTTTGGTGAATTTACTTTTAGAGATAAAGTGGATGTAAACTTTGTTCCTCAGTTTACTTGGGACTATGCAGTTTCGTTTGACGATCCAGACGATGCTACAACAAGTCGTGTGGGGTACACAAACTTACCGACCACACGTCCAAGTATTACATCGTCGCCATACATACAAAACTGTTCTATTATTTCGTTCTTAGGAGGTAATGGTGCTAAAATTGATGGTAGTAAAGTTTCTACTCCAAACGCTCCACCAAGACAAATTGAAGCAGAAAATCCTGTAGCAGGACCGACCCCGGAACAAGGTAAGTCAATGGTTGCAAACGCATTTACTCATATTAGTTTCGGCGGCACAGGTTGGCGCTTAACCAACGATGCTTATGCACAGATAGTTTCGTGTTTCCAAATTTTCTTATTAAACGGAATTTATGCGCAGTCTGGCGGATACGTATCTATTACTAACTCTGCTACTAACTTTGGTCTTTATGCCCTTAGATCATCAGGGTTCTCACCTAAGACATTTGAATTTGACAGATCGATTGTTGTAGCCACTGGTGTGTCATCTGGTGCACAAACATTAACAGTTGTTGGTATCGGGAGAACTGAACCAGTAAACGAATTCGTTATTAGATTTAGAAATCCAGAATACAAAATTGCGTATGACTTGATAGAATCAAATGCTGGGTACATTGCACAAGATACCATTGACTGGATAGATGCTCAAATTGCCGGTGCAACTCCTGGAAGTATTTGGGATGGATACATTTACAATGCTGCAACCTTTTATGCAGAATTATTAATTATATTAGATGCGGTTGCAAGGGATACATGGAGTACTGGAAACACACTGACTCGCCAGGCAGCACTGTCTTATTATACAGGAAGATTAGCAGATAGTTCTAACTCTACTATAAGCGGTCAAGAAGATCAAACAATTGCAGCATTAGAACAAGCAAGCGTTTACACAGCAACAGTTTTAGCAAGTTTAGATTCAACTGTAAGAGCATTTGTTGACGAGAAATTTGATTTAATTAAGGATGCTATATCCGATCCAAATTCTATACCTGATGCAGTTGACGTTACTTCCGAAGGGGACATAACCAATGATTATAAGTCTGTTGCTACTGTAGAAATTGCATTTGATGCATCCACTGACGTAAATGTTACTACAAATATTTTTAGTGCTACAGCTCACGGATTAACTAACGGACAGTCTGTAATTTACGATCCAGTAGGAAATACACCAGTAGGCGGATTAGATGCTGAACAAACATATTATGTTAAAGTCATAAATGAAAACGAATTTTCATTAACATTTGATGAAAGTGGAGATTTCAACGTTGACATTACATCAACTAGTACAGGTTCGCACGAATTCTTGGCAAACACAAGAGAATTTTTTGTTAACGACATTACTTCGAGTCACCAGACATATCAAAAACTTATACTAGAATCTGGTGCAGAGAGTTATGAATTTGTACCGGGTAGAGCTATTGCTGCTACAACAGGAGCAGGCAATAATAGTGCATATGTGTATAGTTGGAAACCAGTTGAACGAGAGCTTATTGTTAGCGTTGAATTGGTAGCTGTCGGTTCAAGCACCTTAAGAAACACATTTACAGTAAGCAGTATAATTACAACTGATCATGCAGATATTCCAAATACTAACATCGGAATCAACGAAGTCTCAAACTATGCAGGTCTCGGTACTGCAACATTTACAATACAAAGTACTGTTGTTGGGACATCCTTAACAAATCTAGCAAACTTACCAGAAAAGCAGTGTTGGTTCCACAGACCTAGTATTGTTAACAGTTCGTCACACACATGGGAATATTCAGGATCTGGTGTAGACTATAACGCTTTACCACAAAACGGCGGAAGAACTAGAGAAGAATACGAACAATATGAAGAACTACCTGGTCGTGTTTATACATCAGGTACAAACGAACTTGGCGACTTTAAAGTTGGCACTTTTATTACAGCATACAACAGAACCGGTAATATCACATTTAGAAATAAAGTACAAGTTGACGAGCTCGATGCACTACGACTAACATTATCAGATATTGCAATTGAAGAAATTTCAACAAATGTTAACTTAGGTGACGACGAACTAGGCGGTTCTAGCAATTCACGCTTGTCGACACAGTTGGCTATTAGAAGTTTCTTATCAAACAGACTAGGTGGATTTATTGACAAGGCAGTATCAACGGCTGCTGTTCCTGGTGCAATTGTACAACTTAATACTAACGGTCAATTAAATCCTGAATTGATTCCAGCAACAAGACAGTTTACTAGTACAACAACACAAGGATATCTATCTAGACTATTACAAGTTGACGAAATTCCAGCAGTAGACTTAAAAGCTGGGGACATTGCAACTGAAGAATACGAACAGGTAGAACTTACATTGCCATCTGGTATAACAGTAAACGACGGCGACGAAATCAGTCAACCCGGTATTGCTGGTGCCGTAGGATATGCAAAGGGCAATTACGGTGCATCACTAAACTTACTTGTTGCTTCTGTCGAGGGCGAATGGGATTCAACTGACGACAGCACCGGCGACCCGTGGGATACAGGAGTATCGGCTCCTAACTTGTATGTTAACAACGTTGATTCTGGTATAAAACCGTCAAGCAAAGGTACTAGCAGTGCAATTATAGATAACTTCTTCTTAAAAAGTTCTAATAGTAGCCAGTATTTGATATTGTCAAATGACGACGATTATAATTTTACTAGTGCAGCGATTACCTTTGTTTCAAGATCCAGCAACGTTGCAACAATCACAACTTTGACAAATCATAATCTAAGAGTTGGCAATAGTGTTAGAGTAGATGCTAGCGACCACCTATACGATGAAAACGGTATAGTGCTGTCAATACCTACAAACACTACATTTACCATTGCAAACACTGGAGCAAATGAATCAATTAAAGCAGTCACAGGATATGCTTATACTCTTGTAACCAGTGCCGACGGAAATGCACAAGGTGCTGTTACAGAAACAAGATACGGTGTGTGTACAAACGTCGACAATACAAACTTTACACCAGGATTCGACTATGCTCCTGCAACAGGTACATATGTTTGGGAAATGATTCCGTTGACTTCTGTAACCGGAGTAGGAACCGGTGCACTTGCTGACTTAACAGTTACTGATGCCTGTATCGTAGATGTTGACATTCGAAGAGGTGGCACAGGATATGCTGTTGGTGATCTGCTTTCAGTCAATCCGAACTTTGACGGCGTAGGTCTTGGACACGATTTTGAAATTGAAATCACTGCAATAGAAAAGCGTGCTTATGTTAACATCATAGGTGGAGAGCTTTTTGTTGCAAGTACGTCATCTGTAGATTTTGTCGAAGACAACGATGCTCCTCTTACAAAGCAAATCATCGATTTAGAAGATTCAATTAGTCAAAATTTCTTAGCCGGAGATGTAGGCGCTGGCGGTAACGTTGATTATGTAAATTATAGAATTACTATAACAAACCATGGATATTCAAACGGCGATCCAGTATCATATAATACTCTAGGAAACGTTGCTATAGGAGGCATGATAAATGGCGAAGTTTATTATGCAAAAAGTATTACTGCTAATACAATTGAGCTGTATGAAGATTTTAGTTTAGTTAATAAAATAGAATTTTTAAGTACTCCAGCAAACAACAATCACAACTTAACTAGATATGTAGTTAACATTGCTGACAATAGTATTACTGTAGTTAATCACGGATTTGCAACAGGAGACGCTATAAAAATCAGCATCGAAAATGATGGAAGTTCAGTTTCTGCATTGCCTGATATAGCTTCTACTGAAATAGTCGACGGCAGTAGATTCTTTATTGGATCTGTAACAACCAACAGCTTTACACTACACGAACTAAGAAGTGACGCACTTGCTAGTATTAACGGGTTAGTTGTAGGTGCAAAGAATATTACATCAACAGGTGTTGGCCATGCAATTGTAATACTACAAAACGTACAAGTAAACGGCGTTGTTAATACAAGCAGTAGATTAAAAGCAAACTGGAATAGTTTAGCAGTTACAAACATAGATGCAAGTAACATTATTTCAGGTATTGTATCTCCTACTAGATTAGCAGGTTCGGGAACAGCAAACTCTGATACTGTATTGTACGGAGATAGCAGTTATCGAGTTGTAGTGCAGAATTTGATAGAAGCAAATACAACCGATAACCCTATAACACTTACAGGTTCTAACATATCGGGAGAATACTACGGAGACGTAAGTATTGGTATTGCTAACGTTGATTACGATCCGGGCGAACTATATTCAACACTTGGTACTGCTAGATTCTTACAAAGTCAATTTGATGTAGACACCGGTGCGTCAGGACAAGTGTTTATCAAGGACGGAGTAGTAGATGCAGGAACACTAGACAGTCTTGACAGTTCTTATTTCTTGGATCCTTCTAACTTAACTTCTAATGTTCCTGTAAACAAGGGCGGAACTAACCTATCAGCATATTCACAAGGTGATATCATATATGCACAATCTACAAGTACACTAAACACATTAAACATTGGTAGAGCAAACAACTTCTTGAAATCTAATGGTACAACACCTGAATGGAGTACTGCACTAGATCTAGCAGAAGGGCTAGACGTAGGATCAGCAAGACTTTCTTCAACAAGCACAGGAATTGGTTTGGTATACAATGATAATGTTACTACACTAGAATTAGGATCTGCTGCCGAAACTGTAAAAATAGGTAAGAGTACTGCTACAAGAAATATAACAAGTTTCATTGACAACTACGATGCAACCTCCTCAACAACAGTAACAGTAAACTTAGAATCTTTTACCGCAGCAACAGACGGTATTACTGGAAATGGTGACAAAGAAGTTCCAATGGCAAGTACTAGTGGAATACTAGCAGGCATGTTAGTAACTGGTTCTGCTAGTATTCCTGCAAATACAACAGTTTCCGGTGTTACAACTGATTATGTTTATTTGAGTGCAGAAACAACTGGAACAATATCGTCAAGTACAACATTAACATTTACCTATACTCCGTTTACATTAGGCATCAGAGCAGGCGACACCATTAACATAGCTAGTAGCACTGTTTCTAACTTAGATGGACAATGGCCAGTACTAGGCGCAACATTTAACGCTACTAGCTTTACTATAAAAACCAATGCAAACGTTACTGTAAGTTCGTCATCGCCTATTGCAGGAACACTTACTAAAGATAACACAATGTTAATAAGAAACAGAAATGTTATTTTCGGTAGTGCAGAAGCAAGTAGCAGTACTGCAAATGCAACACTCAAAGGTGAAAGCGGTATAGGAACAAACATAGCCGGCGGCGCATTTACTATACAAGCCGGACTAGGAACAGGTAATGCCACCGGCGGCAACTTTGTTGTAAAAACAGGTGAAGTTGGATCGTCCAGTGCTATTGAGCAAACATCAACTACACGTCTAACAATAGACACCAGTGGTCTGGCAACGTTTACAGGAGATGTAAAAGTAGATGATGCTCTTACAGTTGATGGTAATGTCACATTTAATTCAACCACAGGATCTACTGGTTATACATCAGGTGCATTAGTTGTCGACGGCGGAGTTGGTATTGCAGAAAACTTATACGTCAATGGTACAGTTAACGTAACTGAAGCTAACCTGGGCCGAATAGACTTTTCACCGACTGCATATTCAAGTCGTCCGTCATACCAAGAAGGCAGACTATACTATGACAGCGATTTTGAGTCATTGGTATTGTTTAGCAATAATAGTAACTTTGACATTACATTAGGTGAACGTGAATTTATTCGTTGCCGCAACAGTTCAGGCGCAACTATCAATAAAGGTCAACCTGTTTATGTAACAGGTGTTTATATTGCAGGAGATGCTGTTTTTGGACGCTATCCAACAGTTGCATTAGCCGATGCTAGCGATCTTAACAAAATAGAAGTTATAGGATTAGCAGGACATAATATTGCAAACGGAGCAGAAGGTTATGTTATTGTTAGTGGATATATCGACGGTATCGATACCAGTAACTTAACATCTGGACAAAAGATTCACTTAGGGTTTGATGCTCCAGGAACACTAGTGCAAACTGCACCCGATTATCCTAACTTCCCAGTTGATATCGGTATCTGTTTAACCAGTAATGCAAGCACAGGATCAATTTACATCGAACTAAGAAGTCACACAGTAGAAAAATTTAGAGTCACCGAAGGTGCATACTTCGATGCTGATGTTACAGTTGCAGGAGACTTAATAGTACTAGGTAGTCAATCTAGTGTTAAATTGAACAACTTAGAAGTTGACTCTAGTTTTATATATTTAAATTCTGGAGACACAATAGGAAACGATGGAACAACATTCACCGGTACAGGGTTAGATGATGCTACACTAGTAGGACACTACCAGGGTACAACAACACAAACATTCTATGTAAGAATAGACAGTGTCGGCGGCGGTACTGGAGGAGTTGACACGTTTGAATGGTCATTGGATAACTTTTCTACAACAGAAGCAACTGACATTGATGTAGATACAGACCCTGTAGCACTAGCAGACGGTATCAGTGTTGTGTGGGTATCGACAACAGGACACACACTAAACGATATCTGGTCAGGTAGTGCTTCGCCGGTAAACGTTGATGTTGGTGTTACAGGAAACAGAAACACAGGGACATCGGGTGTAGGATACACTCATCTAGGATTCTTCTTTGATGTTACAGATCAAAAGTTTAAGTTCTTTGATGAATACGATCCTGCAATAACCGGCAACATCAATGTCGCCGATGCATCGTTTAGTCTCGGCACTGTTGTTGCAGATGCGTTTGAAGGGAATCTAACAGCTACAAGCATAAATGTCAACGGAACAGCAACCATTGGTACGTTAGATGTTTCCGGACTAGGAGACATCGGCGGCGATTTTTCAGTTAATACAAATAAATTTACTGTAACTGCGTCAAGTGGCAATACTTCCGTTGCAGGAACATTGGGTGTTACCGGTGAATCAACCCTAGCCAGTGCAACTATAAGTGACTTGACCAATAACCGTATTGTTATTGCAGGAACTGGTGGCATAGTAGAAGACGATGCAAACTTCCGCTTTGATGGTACCAACTTTGATATCGGCGCCAGCGGATCTGAAAAGTTTCGTGTAGTAGTAGCAAGTGGTAATACTTCTGTTGCAGGTACACTAACTGTAACAGGACAAACAGATTTAAATGGAGATATCAATCTAGGTAATGCCACTTCCGACACTATAACATTTGTAGGACGTATGGACAGCAACTTAGAACCAAGTACAAATGATGCTCGAGACTTGGGTACAAGTTCACTTGCATGGAAAGACTTGTATCTAAGTGAAAGCGTAAACTTTAAGGGTGCAACTACCGAAAACGAAATTGTATTCCCTACAAACCTAGTAGACGGGTTAAGTATCACAGACGGATCAAATGACTTTATTGTTTTCACAAGTACAACTGGTAGCAATGCTATTGCTCTTAAACCAGATGTAAACATAGATGCAACAACTGCTTCGAGCAGCACTACAACAGGTGCATTAGTTGTTGACGGCGGTGTCGGTATTGCTGGAAATGTTCACTCTGGTGGTACATTCACTGGTAATGGTAGCGGACTAACAACTCTAAATGCTTCAAATATAAGTTCTGGTACTATAAGTGATTCCTATTTGCCTACATCGCAAGCAGGAAAAACATTTACCAGTGATATAACTGTAAACAGCCACAAAGTCGGTCGTGGCGGTGGAAATAGTGCAACCAATCTTGCAATAGCAGGTGGACAAGCTATAAGTACCGGTACTGACAATCTAGTAGTCGGTGTCGGTGCAATGGGTGCTGTTGTTACAGGCACAGATAACGTTGCACTTGGTAATACAGCATTGGCTCTTGTTACTAGCTCAACACATAATACTGCAATAGGAAATGATGCACTAGCACAAGCCGCAGCAAATGCTGGATACAACGTTGCTGTTGGTGCTCAATCGATGCAAAACACAACCGGCACTGTAAGCGATACAGCTACAAACAACGTTGCAGTTGGATATCAGGCACTTGCAATTACCACTGGTAAACAAAACGTTGCTATCGGTAGTAATGCTGGCGATAGCATTGCATTAGGCAGTAATAACATTGTTATTGGTTATAATGCAGACGCAAGCACAAGTACAACCAGCAACGAAATTACACTAGGTAACGGTAGTATAACCAACTTCCGAATTCCGGGCGTTACTTTAACAGCTAGTACAACAACATTAACATTTGGTGGAACCAGTGGCTTCTCCGGAGTGGGTACAAACTTAACTGCTCTTAATGCGACTGAATTAACCAGTGGTACAGTAGCAGGTGCTCGCTTAGGCGGAAACCAAACTATGGCAGGAGTTAAGACATTTAGTGATACTACTGCTTCATCTAGTACTATAACCGGTGCTGTTATCATCGGCGGAGGACTAGGTGTTGCTGGAAACATTCACCTTGGCGGTACAATCACTGGCAACGGTAGCGGATTAACAACCTTAAATGCTTCAAACCTATCAAGTGGTACTGTAGACGGAGCAAGACTAGGCGGTACTCAGACTATGGCAGGAGCTAAGACATTTAGCGACACAACTGCTTCATCTAGCCATACAACCGGTGCTGTTATCATCGGCGGAGGTTTAGGTGTTGCCGGAAACGTATACTCCAATGGTATATTTAACGGTAATGGTAGCGGATTAACAACTCTTAATGCTAGCCAGCTAACCAGTGGTACAGTGCCTAGCGACAGACTAACAGGCACTTATGCAATTAGCGTTTCTGGTAACGCAGCAACAGCAACCAAGTGGGCAACAGCTAGAACTATAACACTAGGTGGCGATTTAAGTGGTAGCGTAAGCATTGACGGAAGTGCAGCCGTTACACTGACAGCAACAATTGCAGCCGACAGTGTTGCGCTCGGGACTGACACCACTGGTAACTATGTTGCAACTGTAGCTGCTGGCACACCTGGTGCAGAAACAACATCAAGCGGGCTTACTATCAGTGCAACAGCAGGTGAAGGTACAGCAGCTACAATTGCACACGCAGACACCAGCACATTAACTGGCGCTCAAGGTAGTGCAGGTATTGCTGCAATCACTCTTGATGGTTTTGGTCACGTAACTGCGGTTACAACTGCAACTTACTTAACTAGCCAAAGTTCAGACTTTGGTACTGTTACAGTAACTGATACCGACAGCGGATATACCTGGGCAGAAACAGGCAGTGCTGTTGCAGATACTACTGGAGACACACTAACGCTAGTAAGCGGATCTGGTATTAATATCGACGTGGCTGCAACAAGTGACGCTATTCGTATTACAAACACTGATCTCGGCAGCTCGCAGAATATATTTAAAAACATCACACTTGAACAATCTGATGGTACCGCAATTGATACAGTTGTTGCAGACAGTAACAATGATACGCTATATATTAGAGCAGGAGCAGTAGATAGCACAAACGGTATCGATCTAGTAGCTGATACAGTTGCAGATCGAATAACAATCAGTCACTCAAATACAAGTGGTCAAAATTCGTTATCTAATACTGGCAGAACATATATCCAATCTGTTACACTTGATACATACGGTCACGTAACTGGATTAACAACTGCAACTGAAACTGTAGTTGACACAAATACAACTTATACAGCAGGAACAGGATTAACGTTAAGTGGCACAACATTTAATGCAAACGTAAATGCTACTACACAAACAGTTGCATCAAACGCAGTTAGTGCAACAGCAAGTAGAACATACGCAGTTCAAGTTGACGGCAGTGACAACTTGGTAGTAAACGTTCCGTGGAGTGACACTGACACAAACACTGATACACTACAAAGCATTGCAACTGACTCGACAAACGCAACTAGATACATTACGTTTGTTGCAAACACCACAGGTGCACAAACCGGTCTTGTTAACACTAACTTCAGTATAAATCCAAGTACACAAACATTGATACTATCTGGTGCAAATAATGCTACAGCAGGCAGCAGTCAACTTTATCTAAATGGTGCAAGCGGTAACAGAATTGACTGGAACGTCAACGGTGTTGACTTACCTGCATTTACCACAAGAAGCGCCGGTACTAAACTATTATTATATCCAGCTATAGGTGCTGCGGCAGTGGATTATGCAATAGGTATCGGAAGCAGTACATTGTGGCACAGTGTTCCAACTGCTAGTGCTACTACATACTTCAGATGGTACGGCGGAACTACACAAGCCGCAGTATTAACTGGCGATGGAACTTTTACTGCAACTGGTGATGTTTGTGCTTTCTCTGACGTTAGAGTTAAAGATAACATTGAAGTTATTGCAGATCCGCTAACCAAGATATTAAGCATACGTGGTGTGACATTTACAAGAACCGATAAAGAAGACACCGAACGTAGACATATGGGTGTTATTGCACAAGAAGTTGAGAAATATTTTCCAGAAGTTGTGCATGAAGGCGAGGACGGTATTAAGTCAGTTAACTACGGTGCTTTTGCTGGTGCATTTATCGAAGCGTTTAAAGAACAGCAAAGACAAATTGACGAGTTGAGATCAATGCTTCAGAAAGTACTCGATAAATAAAAGTAAGGATAGCCAAAAACCTTGGCTATCCTACTTGACTTAAATTAAATACTCTGCTATTGTAGTAAAAACTAGGAATATATATGGCAACAGGATCGTTACCACCAACAGGTAGTCTCATTTGTATGAGCGATGTAAACACTTACTTCGGGCTTTCCGGAACTCCTATATTCATGGGTGTACTAGGAACATACTTAGGTATTTCTTCAGGTACATTTATTTGTCTTAGTGCCACATTCGGTGGTCAAGGTAGTTAATTTGAGGAGAATACTTTTATGATAACAGCATATGAACTCGAGAATGTTATTCTTGCTACTGAATTTAGTAAGGCAAGAAAACTTAAAAAATTAAAATCTATTAATTTAGAAGACAAGGAACTAGAACAATCTATTAAAACTAAAATCTTAGGCAGTGAAACCGAAGAAGAAGTTTTGGGTAGAGCAGAAGCCGATGACAAACACCATTGGATTGAACATTTTGGTAATCGTGCAGCGGCAGATCTTCTAACTTTAGGTAAAGTACAACCGGAAACAATGTTAGCAATGGCACTGCTTCCTGAAAAAGAATTTGCAGAGGTTGTAAAAAAAGCAACAAGTACAGCAAACAAACTAAACAAACTCACACTAGCAACTGAAAAGGAATTGAATCTAGATTTGATTAGTCAAGAGCTAGTTTAATGAAAATTGCAATATGCATTCCTTCACACAACTATGTACACCTAGGATTTGCCAAGTCTCTTGCTAATTTAACTTCGCACTTGGCAAAGTCCGGTGTAGATTTTGAAATATTTTCTGCATTAGGAACTGTTATTCCAGACCTACGACAAATACTAGCAAATCGTGCATTACAAAGTGGATCGGACTATTTACTTTGGCTCGACAGTGACATGCACTTTCCAAAAGACACAGTTGATCAGTTGCTCGCACACAATAAAGATATTGTTGCTGCAACTTATAGCACAAGAGTTAAACCATTAAGAAGTGTTGCATTTATCAATCAGCACGATCTAGATGCTAGGCTAGATGCCAAAACAGGCTTGCATAAAGTTTGGGCAGTTGGAATGGGGTGCATGTTAGTAAGTCGAAAAGTTTTTGAAACGTTACCTAAGCCGTGGTTTACTCACATTTATAACGAAGCAGAAGACAACTTTGTAGGTGAAGATATTTATTTTTGCAGACAAGCAAACGAGTATGGATTCAAAACTTTTATTGATGTTGACTTGAGTAAACAAGTAGCACACTACGGAATAAAAGCATTTATTTTAGATGAGACAAATGAATACAGTTGAACGTTTTAAAAAATTTAGTAAAAAGACTTACAATGCACAAGATGTTTTAAAAAATCATATCTTGCAAAGATTTCCAATCCTATATGTAGAAGACGCAAAGAACTACGATTTAAAACAACTCGAAAAGTTCAAAGATAAGTCAGATTATGTATGGGTTGTTGATAAAGATATCGAAGTATATAGATCGTTTCCGTGGCACTACAAACCCAAACGTGATGACTATGGATGTACTATTTGTTTTCCATATGTTTTTAAAGAAAGCAAGCGTGTAAGTAGTTGGGAAAAAGTTAGACTTGTACCAACTATCGTAAATGATGAAACACATCTTGTAACCGAAACTAACATTTGCGGTGACTACGATGTGTATAGAGGAAAACATAACTTTGATATTTTCTTCCTAGGTGACAAAGAAACCGGTACATGGGAAGATTTAAGAAAAAGATTTCCCGAAGCTATTGCAGTTAAAACCTATCAAGATGCTATGAGAGTAGCAGTAACAGATATGTTTTGGATTGTGTACGACGATTTAATTGTAGATAAAACATTTGAGTTTGATTACGAACCAGACGAGTGGAGTTTTAAATATCCCCATTTATTCGGTAATGGAAAAAATGATAAGTTTGATGGTATTGTGTTAATGCCTAAAAGCTATATTCCAACAGATAAAGAATTGGAATATCGATTCTTAGCACAAAAGAAACAAATAAAACAAGTAGCAAGTAAACCTAGAAATTACGAAATATTTTCTTTTGACACGTATGAAGACTATGAAGTAGCATTAAAAACTTCAAAAACAGAATTGTTTTGGCATGTTCCAAAAGACGTAATAGTTGAAAAAGATTTTGACTTTTCAATTAATTTTGATTTTTATAACATGTTTGATAGAGATATTACACACGTTTTTAAAAACAAAGACTCGTATGATGGAATAGTACTTTTTTCTAAAAGAAGTCCAGTAACTAGAAAAGAATTTGAACATCGGTTTTATATAGAAAAAAAAGAATGGGATGTAGTTGCATCACATCCGAAACCCTATGATATATTCAACGTAGAAAATTATAATGATTATTTAAATGCACTAGACAAAACTACAACAGAACTATTTTGGGTATCTACAAATAATATTTCTGTAGATCATGATTATATAAACAATTTTTACATAGATTGGCACAATCGAGTTGATCGCGAACAAACACACGTATTTTTACATAAAGTAAACAATGAGTTATATAAAAATGGTTTAATACTATGCAGTACATGTAAAGCACTAAACGAAAAAGAAGTTGAATACAGACATCCTGTTGAACGAAAAGAATGGAATGTTATTGTTTCTGGTCCAGTCAAGTATCCTGTATACAACATTGACAGTTACAACGATTACTTAACTGCACTAAATTCTAATGGACCTGAAATGTTCTGGATGAGTAGTAGCAACATATCTCCTACAATTCCTGATTTGTATTTTTTACATGAAAATGAATACGACAGGAAAACACACCATAGCTTCATTCATCAAGTTGAAGGTAAAACTTATCGAAATGGTTTATTTTTAATTTCGAAACACAAGACTGTTACCGAAAAAGAAATAGAACACAGATTTATTGTTAACGCAAAAGAGTGGGACATAGTTGCAAGCAGTCCAGTTATATATGATAAGTTTTATATAGAAACATTTGACGATTATATCAATGCATTAGATAATACCAAAACAGAAATGTTTTGGGCGTTATCACACAACATTAAAGTAAACGAAAACGAACTTGAAAAAATCTATTTTACTCATGACAATGAATATGATAGAAAACAAAATCATGCATTTGCGCACAAAGACAACAACGAAATAAAATTTAACGGCGTGTTCTTATTAAGTAAACATAAACCTATTACCGAAAAAGAAATAGAACACAGATTTATTGTTAACGCAAAAGAGTGGGATACTGTTGTATCCACAAACGGTCAATATGAAAAGTTTACTGTTAACAACTACAACGATTATTTAAATGCATTAGAAAAATCAAAAACAGAATTGTTCTGGGGCGTTTATCCTAAGCCGTATGATTTCTTTTTTATCGACACGTATGATCAATATTTAGATGCTCTTGAAAAATCAGCTACCGACATGTTTTGGATGGGCACACATAATATAAAAATCTCTGATACGTTTAATTTAAACATGTACTTTAGTCATCACGAGACATTTGATAGAAACATAAATCACGTGTTTAAACATAAATGCGGTGACGAAATTTCGTTTGATGGATTATTTTTGTGTACTAAAAAAATAGTGTTAACTGAAAAAGAAGTAGAACACAGATTAATTGCAAAACGAAAAGAATGGGATATAGTTGCAAGTGGTCCAGTTGTTTATGATAAGTTTATTATAAAGAATTACGCCGACTATTTAAATGCAGTGCAAAACTCAAAAACAGAAATGTTTTGGTCAATTCCTGATGATGTTGACATTGCAAATAATTTTAAATTTGATTTGTATTTTCCACACAATCAATGGTTTGAAAGAAGTATACATCACATCTTTAAAAACGGCAGTGCATACGATGGCGTAGCTTTAATGAGTAAAAAACTTCCAGCAATTGAACACGAAGTAACACATAGATTTTATTTAGAAAAGAAAGAATACGACATTGTAGCAAGCAATCCAAAAACTTATGACATTGTGTTTATAAGCAAAGACGAAGAACATGCAGATACAAATTATAGTAAATTAAAAGAAAGATTTCCTAACGCAAAGCGTGTACACGGAGTACAAGGCATACACCAAGCACATATTGAAGCAGCACGACTTTGTTCGTCTGAAATGATCTGGGTTGTTGATGCTGATGCCGAGATTATTGATAATTTTAATTTTGATTACTATATTCCAACATACGACCCTGATAGTAAAAAAACAGTTCACGTTTGGAAATCACTGAACCCTATTAATAACTTAGTATACGGATATGGTGCAGTAAAGTTGTTACCTAAAGAGTTAACACTAACCATGGACACAACCAAGCCTGACATGACTACAAGTATATCTACATTGTTTAAGTCTATAAACCGTGTTTCCAATATTACTAAATTTAATACCGATCCGTTTAGTACTTGGAGAAGTGCGTTTAGAGAATGTGTAAAATTGTCATCAAAAACCATTGACGGCCAGCGAGACGAGGAAACTGATTTTAGATTAAACGTCTGGTGTACTCGTGGCAAGGATAAAGAATTTGGCGATTATTGTATTGCTGGTGCAAATGCAGGTAAGCAGTACGGTATAGATAATATAGGCAACATCGAAGCGTTAAGAAAAATCAACGACTTTGATTGGCTAAAAGAACAGTTTACGAAATTAAATCAACAATCTTAAAAACTGTGTCTAATTTTTGCTGATTTGCTTTACGTCTAAGAGTGTTGGCCAACCCAGTATGCAAGGGTTTTGGCCAACTTCCAAACTTAACCCAGGCATATCCGTCATGCTCATTGTTTAAAGTAGGAACAAATTCATGGTCAATTACACACAAGTATGTGTGAAATTTAAAATGTTCATCGTTACTTATAAATGTTTCCAACGGAATAACTTTTTTAATATCAGGCATAGTCCCTATTTCTTCAGTTATTTCTCGTTTTAACCCTTCCCACGGAGTTTCACGTTCTTCATTTGTACCGCCAACTAAACCCCAAACATTGTTTTGTTTAGATTGCGTTCTATGAAGTAATAAAAATCTACTAGTGGATAATGTATAAAACAGTGCACCGGAACAAACAATACTTTTCATACTAATAATTAGCGTTATGGAAACAGCGCCCAAGATCCTTGTGAATATTCGCCTTCGAAACTTTTAGTCCAATATTCGCCAGTCCATTTATACTGACTTCCTGTTGCTAGATTAGTTATAAAAATAGGATTTGCATTTTCACTTGCATCAAAAATAACATTCCACTGATCGCCATCCCACTCAATTATATCATTCTCGCCCGCCACTAACTCGCCAAACGGACTGTTTGTACTCTTCCATCCGTCTGCTCCGTCGTCGTTGTTGTCGTTGCCCACTTTGCTTAATATTAGTAAACGTAACCCTACAACCAATCTAGTAGTTGGGTTCCAACGTAGAGGATCAATAATGTAATCCATGCTAGTATAACTATTAGGATTTCTTGCACTACTAGTCAACACAGTATTTGCAGGAAATGTATCTTCGTCCCAATCGACAATTAACTCTGTTGGATCTAATGGATTAACAGTTATGTAGCCAATAATATATGTACCATCACCGTTTGAAATTCGTATCTGACTTACACCGGCAGTATAACATCCCGGTACTTGTTCAAATATTCCATTCCAATTTACAGTACCGACTTCGCCCTTGTCAATAACGTATGCTTTTCCGCCCTTGATATAAAGTCCTAATCCTAGTATACCAATACTACCATTTGCACTTCCTAATGCAGCAGGAACAAATGTTCGTTTAACGTTAAAGTCCATTTCTCCTGTTCCGGTATTTGGAAACTCTCCCTTATCGACTGTTGTTTCAACTGTTCCGTCTGCACCGACAGTTGTTCTTTCTTCACGAATAGTCCAGTTATTGTTTTCAAGTATACCTTGACCTGAACTTATTCCTAAGTCAATAGATCCAGTTGCTTCGTTGAATATACTTGTAATAATACTTGTAATAACTCCTAGACGTTTTACTTTTGCTGGTGGTGATATAAAGATAGGAGTACTAAATCCTAATGTAGCTATGTCTATCTCTGAGTCAACACCTACAGGAATACTTCTGCTGCTAAATGTAATACTTTCTAAATTTATTACGCTTAAACTAGTCCAGTCAACAAAGTTATCTGTTGTTTGTATTTCTAAACTAGGATTAAACAACATTAATATTTGTTCTAGTATTTGTAGTTTCTGATCTGTATTAGTTGTCCATATATCAACACTTACTGCTAAATTGTAAGGAGTAGGCATTAAACGTTCAACTGTGTAATTTTTGCCTTGGGTATTTAAGTACTCGTTTCCGCTAGTGTCATATGCACGTTCTCTAATGTGAACTTTACTAACATATGACGAATCACTGGTTCTACTTCTGTCCATTTCTAAACCAGTAACGTAAACTGCCATGCGAGGAGCACTGGGTATTTTGTTTTCAGAATTATCTCTCATAATACTAGCAACTTGTCTAGTCAGGTCGCCGTATGTTACCGGAACTTGTCTCAAGTCACCGTCTCCATCTTTGTACGAAAAGTTACTCATCATTCTAATAATTTGAGTTAAATATCTTCTTATTTGTCCGTCATAAAAATGCAAACTCATTATTTTTTATCCATCCAAGCTCTTTTTACACATTAATTATCTGCCTTTGGTCTAAGAGCCTTTGACAAACTCTGTCTTTCATCGACTGTATCATCACACACAGTAGTTGTGTTAATATTATTAATAAACGTACCTTTTTGTGTGTTTCTAGTTGTTGTATTACTTAGTGTTGTTCTTACGTTGTCTTCCATTTTAACCCAGCGAGTTCCGTCAAATCTAAATAATCTATTTGGCATAAAATCTAATCTTAAAAAATAATCGCCTTTTGTTGAATTTAACGGAAACGTAATACCGCTACCAAATGCTTCACCGTTTGGTGCTAAACCGTCGCCAAGTAGATATCCCGAATACCCACTACGTTCGGGTGTCTGATTTACTCTATCTGCTAACTCATTTTGTGTCGATGCATCTAGCGTAGTTAAATCTGTTGTTATTAATTCCGTATGACCTCGTTCATCAACTTGTAATGTATAAAAATGACTAGTATCATATCCACTACTTGCTGCATCTGCTTCTGCTTGTGCAATAACTGCGTTGTTGATTTGCATATCAATTTCAAACGTACTAAGTACATCTCTTAATGTATTTCCTGCTTCATCTCCTGCAGGTAAATCGAGTATATCTTTATACTCTTGACTATCAATTATTTGTTTTAATTTTAATCTGTATAAATGCGGATACCATGTTTGGCTAAATCCCTCGGATGCTCTGTTTACATCTTCTACTACATAAAAACGTTTTAACGCAACTGAATAATCGTTAAGCGCATACTCGTCGACTAAATGTGGTAGCTCAATTACATCACCTGGCATGACTTTTCTACCTAATGTCTTAACACTGCTGTTTATATGCACTGTTAAAAACAGTGTGTCATTACTTAAAAATAATCCAAACTGACTTAAATTAAAATCGTTATCCTGAACATTGTATACCCCGCGGATCCGATATATGTCAGCATCGTATTTTCTGTCTCTATTTTCTAAAAATAACATATCTTGAATGTTAGTTTCTTTTATTGTAGCGTACTGAGGTTGATCTGCGGTTGCATTTTCATTGGATGGATTTTTGGTTCCAAGATACTTGTGTATAAACAAGTCGGTTCCGCCGATGCTGAATTGTTCGTTGATAATTCTATCAAGGAATTCGTAATCGGCTGTTTTGTTCGGGCGGTAAAGACTTAATCTAGGCATATACATATTTATCGTTACGATAAATACTATTGGAGACAACACAAAATGGTAGATAATAATTTAGTCACACAAAAACAAGAAGTGTTTGATTATGTACACACTATGTTAGGCGGCGGCATGATTGATGTGGAACTAGATCCAGTACACTACGAAGCAGCTCTAACCAAAGCCTTGAGCAGGTTTCGCCAGCGCAGTGAACACGCTGTTGAAGAAAGTTACATATCATTAAAACTCGTTGAGGACCAAAATGCTTATATTTTACCTCCGGAAGTTATCGAAGTTAGACAGATATTTAGACGCAGTGTAGGATCACGCAGTGGTTCAGGTGACGGTAGCAGTTTGTTTGAACCATTTAATCTAGCATATACAAACACATATTTGTTAGCAGGTAGTGGAATGGGCGGACTTGCAACATACGAGCTATTTGCAGGACAACAAGAGTTAGTAGGTCGCATGTTTGGTAGTTTTATAGAATTTACGTGGAATTCTGTTACTAAAAGACTAACACTGTTACAGCGCCCTAGAGCAGGCGAAGAAGTGTTGATATATTCATATAATTATAGACCCGACGGCCAACTTCTACAGGACTATCTAGCTAAACAATGGATTAAAGATTATACTCTTGCTGCCTGCAAATACATGTTAGGAGAAGCAAGAGAAAAGTTTGCCACTATTGCAGGTCCACAAGGCGGAACTAGTCTTAATGGAACATCGCTAAAAGCCGAAGCACAAGCTGAGTTAGAAAAATTAGAGAATGAAGTATTTACAGCAGTACCCGGTGGTACTGGATATACTTTCTTAATAGGATAACAGATGAAAATAAGAGATATCATACAGGAACAAAAAGAACCTAAGCTAACCGGATCTACAAAAAATCTGCCAGCAAGAGTTACTAATCCGTTGCCAAGTGTGTTTATACAAAAACAATTGCGTAACACAGATCCTTATATGCAATACAGATACGGACTTGCAGTTGCTTCGGCAAGGGCTTTACAAAACGGTGACATACAAGGAACCGATTTTGAACAAGAATCTGAGTGGGCTGAAAATTTAACACAAGTTAGCTTTGTTCCTGAAGATGACGAAACTGTTGCATTAGCAAGTAAGTTAATGGGAGTTACACCAAAGAGGATTGCTGCCTCAAAAAGTTTAGAAACAGCTAGTACAAATACAGTAAGCCCTGTGGCAAAAAAGAAACCAAATAAGTACGGTGTATAACTCTTGACAAAAGTCTTATATTTTGTTACTATAAGAAAATTGATAAAACACGAGGAATAAATGAGTTTACCAAAGTTACTTGTAATTGGGCATGGTCGACATGGCAAAGACACAGTCTGCGAAATACTTCGAGACAAATACGGGTTTAGCTTTGAAAGCAGTAGTCAGTTTTGCAGTAAACTTTTTATCTTTGACATGTTAAAGGACAAATATGGATATTATAATGAAGAAGAGTGTTATGCTGACAGACATAGTCACAGAGCAGAATGGTATGATGCTATCTGCAATTATAATGTTCCTGATGCAGCTAAGTTAGGTCAAGAAATTTTTAAAGCTCACGACATTTATTGCGGTTTACGTAATAAACGTGAATTCTTTGCTATGAAAAATACAGGAGTATTTGACTATGCAATTTGGGTTGACAGAAGTATGCACCTTCCTTTGGAATCAACTGACAGCATGAGTTTGGAACAATGGATGGCAGATTATACAATAGACAACAATGGTAGTTTACAAGATCTAGAATTTAATACAACACAACTGTTGTCTTTTATTCTTTAACTACGCATTTTTCTACCTGTAAACCACAAAATTCTCCGGATATAAGCTAAATAATAATAGCAACAACTATCCACAAGGAGAAATAAACAATGGCATTAGTATCACCGGGTGTACAGGTATCAGTAATTGATGAGAGTTTCTATACTCCTGCTGAACCAGGTACTACACCTTTAATTTTTGTAGCTACAAAAGAAAATAAAGCTAATCCGGGTAATACAGGCATAGCACCCGGTACATTAGCAGCAAATGCAAATAAAGTATACTTGGTTTCGTCACAAAGAGAATTATCTGAAACATTTGGCGATCCGTTATTTTATACCGATGCAAACAACAATCCAATTCATGGCGGCGAGCAAAACGAATACGGTTTGCAGGCTGCCTATTCATATTTAGGTGTATCAAACAGAGCATACATTGTAAGAGCCGACGTTGACTTAGCTGCTATTACTGCAAGTGCAACTGCTACAGCAGGTGATCCAACCAACGGATCGTACTGGTTCGATATTGACAATTCGTTCTACGGTATTTTTGAATGGAACGGTGCCGCAGGAACAACCACAGGCGGACAAAGTTTTTCAAATAAAGTTCCAACTGTAATCACCGATACAACAAAGGTTGTTGACTTTGACGGTGAAGACTACACACCAAAAGGTAGCGTAGGTGCAGTTGGCGATTACGCTGTTGTTGCTGTTACAAATGTAAACCGTATGTGGTTTAAAAACTCGGGCGGTGTATGGGTCGAAGTAGGGTCTGCTGCATGGAAAGCAAGCTGGCCAGTTGTTACTGGTACAAACAGTAACCCAACACTGGTTACTGGTAGAACTATAAACTTTGACTTAGCAAGTGACAGCTCGGGTGTAGTACCAGTAACATTAGCAGGAACAACATTGTCGTCATTGGTAACTAGTATTAACTCAGCAATGACCGGTACTGGTGTAAGTGCAGCCGTTGTAAACAGCAGACTAGTAATTTATAATAACGGATCAACTAGCGATCTGTTATCTATTTACGGCGATGACGCAACCTTTACACTACTAGGAATTGCACAAAGCGATTATTATTCGCCACGTTTAAATATTGCTCCGCATACTTCTGTTCCAGAATTTAAAACAAACGATGTACAACCACGTCCATCTGGATCAGTATGGGTTAAGACCACAAGTCCAAACCTTGGTGCTAAGTGGAGTGTAAAGCGTTACAGTTCCGACACTGAAGTTTGGAGCACTATACCTGCACCGATTTATGACACAAACCATGCTGCTATCTATAGTTTAGATAACGCAGGCGGCGGCGCAAATCTAGTCGAAGGCGACATCTACATTCAAAGCAACATAGCAGAAGATAGTGCTAGTGCTAAACTAGCAACATTTAAGTTGTTCAGAAGAAACGCATCTGGTGCTACAAGCATTAGAAGTTCTAGAGTAACTGCAAGCACATTCCCTGCAGGTTCGTGGACATTCACAATAAGCGAAAGCACAGTGAATTCGGCAACTATGTCAAGCGCATCGACTATTTCGTTCACGTCAACTGGCGCAGTATCTGATGCAGACCTTATTGCAAACGCAATTAATGCAGCCGCACTAACTAACGTAACTGCAAGTGTAGATTCACAAAACAGAATTACTATAAGCCATGCAACCGGCGGTGAAATGAGACTTGTAGACGGAACAAGCGATCCACTAGGAAACATGTTTGCAGTTTATGATGCAACTGATCCATCATCAACAACAAACTTCTATGATGCTCCGGATGGTACAGCAGGAAGTTACGTTGCTACTCTTTGGAAAACACTAACATATACTGCAAGCGAAACAGAACCAACTACTACACCAGCAGATGGCGCACTGTGGTATAGCAGTGTAGTTGATGAAGTGGATATAATGATTCACAACGGTACTACATGGGTCGGTTATCAAAACTTCAACGCATCTTACGCAGACTGCGATCCGCTAGGACCAATCGTTGCTGCAACTCAGCCGACTGAGCAGTCAGATGGTAGTAGTTTAGTTGACGGCGATTTGTGGATATCCACTGCTGACACTGAAAACTATCCTGGAATCTATCGCTATAACGGATTAACAAGCAAGTGGGTACAACTAGACAAGTCAGATCAAACTACTGAATCCGGTGTGCTATTTGCTGATGCTCGTTATAATACAGCAGGTGCCAACAGCGACGAAGCAGGCGATATTGCTGATCTTCTAACAAGCAACTACTTAGACCCAGATGCACCAGATCCTGCACTGTATCCAAAAGGTATGCTACTGTGGAATCTACGCAGAAGTGGTTTCAACGTAAAACGCTTTGAGCGTGATTATATCGACGTCAACGCTGAAAATATCAGATTTAGTGATCAGTCAATGGCTAGTTACTATCCGAATCGCTGGGTAACTGAATCTGCTAACAACGAAGACGGATCAGGTGCGTTCGGTCGTGTAGCGCAACGTAAAGTAGTTGTACAAAAACTACAAGCAGCGGTTAACAACAACGACGAAGCTCGTGATGACGAAACAAGACTGTTTAACTTAATTGCAACTCCTGGATATCCAGAATTAATTGGTGAAATGATTAGTCTAAATTACGATCGTGGATTAACAGCATTCGTAGTTGGCGATAGTCCAATGAGACTACAACCATCAACAACTGCAATTAGTAACTGGGCGTCTAACGTTAACTTAGCAGTCGAAGACAATGACATCGGTCTTGTAAGTCGCGACGAATACCTAGGTGTATACTACCCAAGCGGATTTACATCGGACAATGCAGGAAATAACATTGTTGTTCCGGCATCGCACATGGTACTACGCACTATAGCACTTAACGACCAAGTTGCTTATCCATGGTTTGCACCAGCTGGTACAAGACGTGGCGGAGTAACCAACGCATCTGCAACAGGTTATATTAGTGCTGAAGGTGAATTTGTAAGTATTGCACTAAACGAAGGTCAAAGAGATACACTATACCAAAACAATGTAAACCCAATTACATTCTTAAATGGTGCAGGACTAGTAGTATTTGGTCAAAAGACTCGTGCAAGAAATGCAAGTGCGCTTGACAGAATTAACGTTGCAAGACTAGTAATTTACTTACGCAGTCAACTTAAAACACTTGCGAAACCATACATTTTCGAACCAAATGATAAAATCACACGTGACGAAATCAAACAGCAAGTTGAAAGTTTACTAGTCGAGCTAATCGGACTAAGAGCAATTTATGACTATCTAGTAGTGTGTGACGAATCAAACAACACACCAAACAGAATAGATAGAAACGAGTTGTACGTAGATATTGCAATCGAGCCAGTAAAGGCAATTGAATTTATTTACATTCCGCTACGCTTGAAGAACACAGGAGAAATCGCAGGATTATAAGTCGTTTTATAGGGGGAGACTAAACTCCCCCTATAAATGATAAATACTTGTGATAAGGAGTTTATTATATGGCAATCTCATCATTAAGCAAAATTTCGGTTCCATTAGCAACCAACGATAGTGCTAGTTCTCAAGGCCTTTTAATGCCTAAACTACAATATCGTTTTAGAGTATCATTAGAGAATTTTGGTGTATCAACTCCAACTACTGAACTTACAAAACAGGTTGTGGATGTTACTAGACCTCAGATAACTTTTGAAAACATGGAAATACCAGTGTACAATTCAAAAGTTAATCTAGCTGGCAAGCACACATGGAACCCAATTACACTAAACCTACGCGAAGATGTAAACAACAACGTACAAAAACTAGTAGGCGAACAACTACAAAAGCAATTTGACTTTATGGAACAAGCTGCGGCTGCAAGCGGTCAAGATTACAAGTTCTTAACAAGAATTGAAATTCTAGATGGCGGCAACGGTGCTTTAACTCCAAATGTACTTGATACATGGGAAATATACGGTTGCTACGTTAGCGAAGCAAACTATAACACATTAGCATACGCTAACAATGAACCAGTTACAGTTACATTAACTATTCAGTATGACAACGCTGTACAAACACCAAACGGAACAGGTGTAGGAACATCAGTAGGAAGAACACTAGGAACCTTTGTAACCGGTGCCGGTTAACAATAAAACTAGTTAGATTGCCATTAAGGGGGCTTAGGCCCCCTTTATCTTTATGTACGTATATAATTAGTAAGATAAATATTATTATGGGAATATTCGACGGATACTTTGATAACTTTATAAATTTTGGCGGACCTAAGGGTAACTTAGGCGATTACCAACACGCGGCAAGATTATATGTTGACAACAACATGCGACTTGCACCTAAATTCAAACACCTTTACCATATTGTGTTTAATATAGAGTCAGAGGTACAACAGCTAATGTCTCCACTGTTTGGTGGAGTAGATAAAAAAGAAATTAACATTCTAGCAAAAAGTGCAGATCTTCCAAAATTTAATATAGATACTCAAACAGTTAATCAATACAACAGAAAAAAGATTGTACAAACAAAAGTAAATTACCAGCCAATAAACATAGCGTTTCACGATGACAATGCCGGATTAACAACATTGTTTTGGGAAACTTACTTTAGATATTACTTTACTGATCCGAACTATGTTGAAAAAGATGCAGCAGGTAATCCGGGAGGAGTTCATGCTCCGTTTGCAAAAGCACCTGGCGGATTAAACAATGCATATGGTAACTCGACTGTTGTAGCAAATAAGTTTGGGTTGGACAGATTTGGTAAAAAACAAAACTTTTTTAAAGATATACAAATATTTCAGTTTTCACCACAAAACGGAAAATCGTCGTACACTGCATTTACTTTAATAAATCCTTACATAACTGGATTGCAACATGACAGAGTAGATCAAGGTGCAGGCGAATTAACCGAAACCTCGATGACCATCGAATACGAAGCAGTAACATATGCAAGAGGATACACAGTTCCAGGTAGTTCACCGACTGGATTTGCAGAAACACACTATGACAAGATTCCTAGTCCGTTATCAAACAGAAACGCTGTTACTTTATTTGGAAGACAAGGTATACTTGCTGGTGTAGATAATATAATTTCCGACTTTAAAAACGGAAATATCTTATCATCAATTGTAAAAACAAGCAACTTGCTTACAAATGCATCGCAAATTACACCAACACAGATACAATCAGAATTAGGATCTATTGTAGGAGGCGTAACAGGGCAAGCATTAAACAACACTGTGTTTCCGTCTTTGGCAAGTAATAGTCCTAGAAGTGTAGCTGCACCTAAATCGTTCTAAAGGAATCAACATGTCAAGCATTCAAACGTTAAACAAAATCACAGATAGTGCAACCCCTACTAAAGAGTTTTTTAGCAGATATTTTAACGAACCTATTTCGTACCCTAGCAATCAAGTTGACGCTGTTGTAGGATTTTTCAAAAACAAAGGATTTGACGAGGTAGCAGCGTTAAGTGTTTCGACTATATTACTACAACAAGCCAAAGTTGACCAAGTAAACGTATTTGAGTTACTCGACGGATTAAAAAAATACAACAAGCTACAGTTAAATGGATTAGTTGCTGCAATTTTAAATGCCAATCGTTCTCGATTGAGCAAGCTAGGCTACAAAGAGCAAGATAATACTGCTTACGTTGAAAAAAGAAATATCTTATACTAATGCCTAGATTTGCACAAGGAAAGTATAATCTACAAAACCCAGACAAATATGTAGGAAACCGAACACCAACATATAGAAGTAGCTGGGAATTTGCATTTATGCGTTTCTGTGATAGTCATCCAAATGTAAACAAATGGGCAAGTGAAGCAATAAAGATTCCTTATAGAAATCCATTCACAGGAAAATATACAATTTATGTTCCTGATTTTTTTATTTCGTATGTTGATGCAAATGGAAAATCACACGCAGAAGTAATTGAAGTAAAACCATTAAACCATACCATTAAAGAAAAACTAGGACGCAGTAAAAGCAACCAGGCGCACTATGTATTAAATCAAGCCAAATGGGAAGCTGCTAGAGCATGGTGCAAACAGCAAAACATTACATTTAGAATTGTAAGTGAAGAAGACATTTTCCACCAAGGCAAAAAAAGATAAATAATAGTAGCATATTATAGGATACTATTATGACTAAGAAATTAGAAGATTTATTAAATTTACCAGATTCAAAAGAATTGCACAAAAAAGAAAATAAAAAAGAAAAAAGTAATACAATAGTCGAATCTGAAAAATCATTTAGAGAACTTGCCGAGTATGATAAAATTGCAGCGGCATTGCCTGCTGTAAATGGCCTAGGGCAAATGGCAGATGATGAATTAAATGATATTGCAAATAAAGCATTAACTGCATATGATGATTTAATGAACTTAGGAATGAACGTCGAAGCAAGATATTCGGGTAGAGTTTTTGAAGTTGCAAACTCTATGCTGCAAACAGGACTTAATGCAAAAGTTGCTAAATTAGATAAAAAACTTAAAATGATAGAATTGCAGCTCAAAAAAGATAAGCTAGATAAAGAAGAAACTTCCACTGATCAATTTACACAAGGCGAAGGATTTGTTGTAACAGATCGCAATAGCTTAATCGAACGATTAAAAGGTCTAAAATAAACTATGCGATACATTAAAGGTAATATAACATCTTCAAGACAAGTGGTTGGCACTCGTATATCTAACGATACACCGATGCCGGCAGAATCTCCTAAAATATTAAAAGCAGAAATTGGGATATTTGGCAACGGGTATGGTCAATATTTGCATAAAGATAATACAACACCGTCGTGGGTACAACTTCTAGAAAGCAGATATGGTATACTAAATTACTGTGAACCAGAAAGTAACTTATTTTTTGCTGTACAAAATTTTATAAAAAATCAACACAAGTTTGAAAAAATTATTTTTATTATTCCGTCCACAAAAATATTATTTTTGCCAAACGAAAGTGTGCTAACCACACGTGAAGAATATCCAATAACATACGGCAAACACTTATCTCAAAGTACAGTTGACATTGAAATTAAAGCACCTAGATATTATGACCCTGGGTTAAAGGGTATAAGAGTTTTACAAGCAGCACAAAACTATTTTACCTATATTCACAACAACGAACAAGAAGCATTTATACGCGAATTAATGATAAACGAAGTTAAACGAATTAGACCCGACACATTGTTCTTAGAAACAAAAAATCTAGAAAAAATAACACAAAAAGAAAATGCACACTACGGTATAAATGATGACAGTGTTAGAAAGTACATAGATAAAAGAAATTGTTATTTGTCTAGAGAAAACAATGAAATATTGTCGTATAACATAAAGTATTGGATCAAGCACGACAATTTTGACATGAGTTTTGAGAAATTTGTTAACCCTGTTGAACCCTTTGAAACATACTTTAAAAAACTTAAATGATAAATAATATAAAGTTAAGGTATCACCATGAAAGATTTAAAAAAATACATTGCTGAAAGCAAAAAAACGTATAGCTGGAAAATCGGAGTTGCAGGAGATCTTCCCGAAGGGTTTGAGGATATTCTAAAAACATCTTTAGAAAAGTTCCAAGTTAACAATTTCAAAAAAACAAAAACAACACCTATACAAGAAAGTCCGCTGGAGTTTCCGAACATTTCAAACTCAACAGTAACTTACTTTGAAGTTGAGCTATCTTATCCAACAACTGACTTTGTGTTGAAAGAATATTTAGGTACTGTTTGCAGAGTTCCTGCATCACACATCGTTGTAAGAAATCCTAACAGTCCACTTGAATTAGATACTAAAGAAAACGAATCAACTGAATACGAATCACTACTAACAAAAGAAGATATGGGCGGCGAGAGTGCTCAAAAGTCAGTAGGAAATAATAGAGTAATGGACTTACTCAAAGAATTAGAAACTGCAAAAAAAGAACGTGCAGGTAATGATGGTTTCAAAGTCGAAGCAGCTAAAACGGAACCAAACAACAACAAAAGTACAATTGGGAGTTAACAATGTCAGACTTAGATATGCTAAAAATTTTAAAAGGCTTTGATACCGTTGAAAAGAAATCAGTCATAACAGAATCAGCAGTAAACGAATGTGGAATGATGCCGCAAGAATCAGCATCTAATGTAAACATTAGTGTTACTGGAAACAGCATGGCAGATATTATGAGAGCTTTAGCAAACATTGAATCAGGATCGCCTACTATGGCAATGTCTATGGACAACATGGAAGCCGAAGAAGAAGCATTTGAAGACTGGGCAAACGAACCAGACGAAGAATACCAAGATCACGAATATATGACTAAAACCATATCAGGCGGACTAAATCGCGAAAAGAAAATGTATAAACCGGCAGCAGCAGGCGATAACCCAATGGCAATCGAAAGTATCAAAGATCGTCTTTATCGTGCATTGAACGAAAAGAAAGCAAAACCAGACTTCCTAGACATGGACAAAGATGGCAACAAAAAAGAGCCAATGAAAAAAGCAGTTGCTGATAAGAAAGTCAAAGAAGCTGCAAAACCAGACTTCCTTGATATGGACAAGGATGGCAACAAAAAAGAGCCAATGAAAAAAGCAGTTGCTGATAAGAAAAAAACGCCTTTTAAAAAGTAAAATTTTAAATATCAAATAGCGCCTTCGGGCGCTATTTTCTTGACTAAATATTGTCATGGGAAAAAGTTTAGACGGCGTTATAACTAAAAAAGCAAATCAAAAAGAAACATACTCAGAAGAGCAGATTCAAGATTTGTTACAGTGTATGGATCCTAATGATGGATATCTGTACTTTGCAAAACATTTTGCACACATACAGCATCCTGTAAAAGGAAAATTGTTATTTGATCCATATGAATATCAATTAAGGTTATTGCACAGTTATCACAACTACCGTTTTAATATCAACATGATGCCTCGACAAACAGGCAAAACAACCTGTGCAGCAATTTATCTTTGCTGGTATGCAATGTTTCATCCAGACCAAACAATTCTTATTGCTGCACACAAATATACCGGTGCACAAGAAATTATGGCACGAGTTCGATATGTATACGAAACTTGCCCAGATTACATTAGAGCAGGTGTTACAAGCTACAATAAAGGATCTATTGAATTTGAAAACGGATCTCGTATTGTAAGTCAAACAACTACCGGAAACACAGGACGTGGTATGAGTATTTCATTATTATACTGCGACGAGTTTGCCTTCGTGCAGCCTAACATTGCAGAAGAATTTTGGACTTCAATCTCTCCTACTCTAGCAACCGGTGGTCGTGCTGTTATTACTAGCACACCAAACTCAGACGAAGATACATTTGCTACTATTTGGAAACAAGCAGAAAACAAGTTTGATGAATACGGAAACGAACAAGATGTAGGTATTAATGGCTTTCATGCATTTCGTGCCGATTGGTGGGAACATCCTGACAGAGACGAAGAATGGAAATCTGAAGAGATTGGTCGTATCGGCGAAGAAAAGTTCCGTCGTGAATATGGATGCGAATTCTTAGTTTACGACGAAACGTTAATAAATTCCATTAAGTTAGCTGTAATGGAAGGAAACTCTCCTGTATTAAATATGGGGCAAACTCGATGGTATAAAAAGCCAAATGCAAAGTACAGTTATGTTGTTGCACTTGATCCTAGCATGGGCACCGGAGGCGACAACGCTGCAATACAAATTGTAGAAATTCCCACATACGAACAAGTCGGCGAATGGCAACACAATACAACTAGTATACCTGGACAAATTAGAGTATTAAAAGATGTTTGCAAATACATATCTGATGAGTGCAAAAGCGGCGGCAGCAATATATACTGGAGCGTAGAGAACAACGGCTTAGGCGAAGCTGCATTACTTGTTATAAATGACTTCGGCGAAGAAAACATTCCAGGACTGTTTACCAGTGAACCCATGCGAAAAGGGCATGTAAGAAAATTCAGAAAAGGATTTAATACAACACACAGTAGTAAAATTACTGCATGTTCGAGATTAAAAACAATGATTGAAAACGATCAGCTTATTATAAAAAGTAAACCGTTTATAAGCGAATTAAAAACTTTTATTGCAACGGGCAGCAGTTTTCAAGCAAAATCTGGTCAAAGTGACGACTTAATAAGTTCTATGTTACTTGCATTAAGAATACTAAGCGTTATGAAGGACTGGGATCCAAATGTTTACAACACCTTTAGTCAAATGCAATCGGATGAAGAATATGAACTGCCCATGCCAATCTTTGTAAGTTCAAATTATTGATAAATACTTTATGAAAAATTTAAGTTATGTAGCAAATAATCTTTTTAATAAAATCAGAGGACGGTTTTCAGACGTTACTATCGGCGACGAAGACGGTACTGTAACCAACATACCCGAAGAAGCAAGATATTTTGATTTTAGCTACATGATAGACGGAGTGGACTTAGGCAAAGTCAGTGTTAATATCAGCGAAGATACCGGGTTAACAGTAATCATGTCGCAAGACTTTGCATCAGGACAAACTGAAGATATACAAAATAACTGGTATAGCTTTTTAAAAGAATTAAGACTATTTGCCAAAAAAAATATGATGAACTTTGATGTTAGAGATATCAACAAAAATAACTTAACAAAACGAGACTACTCGTTCTTAGCAAACAAAACTTCCGGAGATGAAACCATGGCCGAATCTAAAATGTATGGCACAAATAAAACAAGTTATCAGCGTATTGGAAATGCTAGACTAGCTATTAAACATATTGCACCTATAAATGTAGAAAGTGCTACAGGAAGAACACAAAAAATAAATGCAATTTATATCGAGTCGCCAACTGGTGAGCGTTTTAAATATCCATATAAACACCTAAGCGGTGCAAGAGCAATGGCAATGCATGTTAGTGAAGGCGGCAATGCATACGACGATTTCGGAAAATACATTTCTGGACTTTCAGAAGAAATTTCAAAACTACGCAAGTTTAGCCAATACATAAATCGCAGTAGCGTAGTAGCCGAAGGATTGGCAGATTATGTAGGCATTGTAAAAGAGCGTGTTGTAACTATTAAAAAAGAAATTCAAAATCTACAAAAACCATCATATTATTCGGAAGCAGTATCGAGTTACACAGTACCGGTTGTAGAAGATGTTCCAGATGACGTTTCTGAAAATTGGATAGACCAGCTTACTATCAAACAATTCAACGAAGAACTCAAAGACGTATTTCCATACATTTATAAACTAGTAGGCGAAGCAACAAAAGCCAAAGAACTTGGACCAGACGATCTAATAGATGAATCCGGTTTACAGTATTATACAGGTGTCAAAAAGCACGGCAAAGAATACATGAAGAAAGCTGCTCAAGCAGGTCGTGAAGGTGCAAGTCAAGAAGAACTAGGCCGTCTAAAAGACAAGTACAGCAAAGCAGAAAAGAAAACCAAAGAAGAGTTTGAACTAGAACAAGCGTTTGAAGACACAATGGGTCAGTTTAGTGATCATGTGTGTGAAGATTGTGGCAATCCAAGTTGGCGTACACTCAGCGAAGAAAAGCAAAAAGGTGTTGACGGCAAAGTATGCTGGAAAGGCTACAAGCGTATGGGCACCAAAATGAAAGGTGGCAAGCGTGTAGATAACTGTGTAAAAGTTAGCGAAGCAGAGTTAGAAGAAGCATATATTAACACAAGCAAAGACGCTATAGCAGTACTAGGCAATCTACGCATGATAGGCAAAAGTATTGAAAGAGGTCAAGGTACATACGATGGTAATCTTGCAGGCGAATATGCCAATGATGTTTACGACGTTATTTCATGGCTAGACGCCAATGCCGACACTAGTAATCCTAAATTCCAACAAGTTATCAGACCTGTAATAGAATTGCGTAAGAAAGCTAAAAGTATGGAGCGTGAACCAGGCAGTGGCAAAAACGCAGCGTTTGGTAACGAGATTGTAAACACATTATATCCGCTAATGCAGTGGATTGAAATGAATGCACAAGCAGGCCGCGAAGCAGATGTTGGTGAAGGTTTCAAAAGCAAATTAGCAATGCTTGCATTGTTAGGACTAACCGGATTAGGCGCAATGAAGATGACAGATCCGACAAATACACCATTAGGACAAGCTCTACAACAAGCAGCACAACAAGGCGACGAAGACGCAGCATATCACTTAAAAAGATTAGGCGCATACATTGACGCAGGCGATTCGGGAACATTAAAACAACTAAACTTCCAATATATAGATGAGCCAGAGTCAATGAAAGATAACGCAGATACCCCATCTAGCACCATGACAGCACCAATGAGCATGTCTCAAGAAAAGCCAAAGACACCACTTGGAGAGTTCATTCTGTCTTACTTTGACAGAGAAAACGGAACATTTCCAAAAGGCCCAACAGCAGTTCTTACTATGGTAGAAAAAGATTACGGTACACAATATGTAAAGCCGGCTGCTAAATTTATTCAAAAAGTTGAGGCAACTGTTGCTAAACGTAACGCACAAGAAACATTAAATTCTCGTTATCCACAAACAGAAATTATAAAACAGTTAGCGGGTCTATGATTCGCTAACACCTTAATAATATTAAAAAAAATACTTGACAAGATAAATAATATTGTGTAGTTTAGTAACTGTGCTACACATTAAAGGCACAAATGCATAGGCAATAACAAGGAGGCAATACTATGGCATCATTAGCAGAAATCCGCGCGAAACTTAAAGAACAGGAAACACGTTCTAGCGGTAATAATCAAAACACCGGCGGCGACAACGCAATTTATCCATTCTGGAACATGGCAGAAGGCCAAACTGCAACCATTCGTTTTCTTCCAGATGGCAATACTTCAAACGACTTCTTTTGGGTAGAACGTGCAATGATTAAACTTCCTTTTGCAGGAGTAAAAGGAGAAACCGAGTCACGTCCTGTTCAAGTACAAGTTCCGTGCATGGAAATGTATGGCGAATCTTGCCCAATTCTTACCGAAGTTCGTCCGTGGTTTAAAGATCCTACTCTTGAAGATCTAGGACGCAAGTATTGGAAAAAGCGTAGTTACCTCTTCCAAGGATTTGTATCTGACAATCCGATCAAAGAAGATACTACGCCGGATAATCCGATTCGACGTTTTATCATCGGTCCTCAAATCTTCCAGCTTATTAAAGCAGCACTTATGGATCCTGACATGGAAGAACTACCAACAGATTACACTGCTGGTGTTGACTTCCGTCTTAACAAAGGGTCTAAAGGTGGCTATGCAGACTATGGTGCAAGCAACTGGGCTCGTCGTGACCGTCCGTTGTCGGATTCGGAAATGAAAGCAATTAACGAGTTTGGACTGTATAACCTCAGTGACTTCCTTCCTAAGAAGCCCACAGATGTTGAGCTTAAAGTCATTAAAGAAATGTTTGAAGCTTCAGTTGACGGTGAAGCATACGATGCAGATCGTTGGAGCCAATATTTCCGTCCTAGCGGCATGGCAGCTCGTACTGGAGATCCTGTTGCATCGTCTAAAACCATTGTAAATGACGAAGATGATGACATTGGTTTTAAATCAAATGAAGAAGCAGCTAGAGCCGCAGCACCTGTGTCTAAGCCTGCACCTGTAACTAATACAGCATCTACTGGCGCACAAGATATTCTTGCAAAAATTCGTGCTCGTCAGAACGGGTAAAAACAATATTATAGGCGTGTTCAAAGCACGCCTATAACCGTTATTGCTTTTTATATTAGGAGATAAACAAATGGCAAAAATTAACAAGCTAGTTAAAGTAAATGATAACATCTCTGTTAACCGTTACGATAACGGATGGATGGTAGAAATCAACGGTCGTGATAAAAAAGATGACTGGAAATCAGTAAAAGTGATGTGTGCGTCAGAAGACGAACTGTTTGCACTCATTAAAGAATACAACGGAATGGAGCTCGAATAAGCATGGCAACAAAGGCATTTGATCCAAGCAAATTCCGAAACTCGCTAACAAAGAGTATCAAAGGAATGAGTGCAGGGTTTAACGACCCAACTGATTGGATCAGCACTGGTAACTATGCTCTTAATTACTTGCTTAGTGGTGACTTTAAAAAAGGTATTCCGCTAGGCAAAGTAAGTGTGTTTGCCGGTGAGTCGGGTGCAGGTAAGTCTTACATTGTGTCTGGCAATATTGTAAAACACGCACAAGAACAGGGTATTTTTGTTGTTCTTATTGACTCGGAAAACGCACTTGACGAAAGTTGGCTGCAAGCACTAGGCGTTGATACTAACGAAGAAAAAATCCTCAAACTCAACATGGCAATGATCGATGATGTTGCTAAAACTATCTCAACATTCATGGACGATTATCGCAGCATGAATGAAGCAGATCGTCCCAAGGTGCTGTTTGTCATTGACAGTCTTGGTATGCTTATGACTCCTACTGAAGTCAACCAGTTCGAAGCAGGTGACATGAAAGGTGACATGGGTCGTAAGGCTAAAGCACTTAAAGCACTTGTGACTAACTGTGTTAACATGTTTGGTTCATACAATGTGGGTATGGTTGTTACTAACCACACTTATGCATCGCAAGATATGTTTGATCCTGATGATAAAATTTCAGGAGGTTCGGGGTTTGTGTACGCATCGTCGATGGTAGTAGCAATGAAGAAGTTGAAGCTTAAAGAAGACGAAGATGGCAACAAGACAAGTGAAGTAAACGGTATTCGTGCTGCATGTAAAGTGATGAAAACACGTTATGCAAAACCGTTTGAAGGTGTACAAGTAAAAATTCCATATGAGACTGGCATGGATCCTTACAGTGGATTGTTTGACATGTTTGAAAAATGGGGTGTTCTTGAGAAACAAGGAAACCGTTACAAATACACTGACAGCGAAGGTATTGAAACTTTGGAGTATCGTAAAAACTGGACAGGAGAACTACTCGAAATGGTAATGTCGGATTTACCCAATAAAAAGCAAGTCGAGGTAAATATCGAGAACACAAACGAAGAAGTTGTGGATACCATCGAGGAGTAGTTGTAATGGATGAAAGCCAAATTGCAGACATTTGGAATCTTTTTAAAGAGTACTTGGACAAAAAACATGTCGAGCTAGCAGCAGAAAAGTTTGTCGACTTGCTAGCAGATTATGGTGTAGACGATATTACATTTAAAGAAGTATCGGGTACAGACAAATATCTCGATAATGCTATCAATTATTATTTAGATTTAGATTCTGAGTATAACGACGAAGAGGACGACTAATGGGATGGTATAGTAGAGTATCAAGAGATATCTCTCAAATTCCGGAAGCAATACAATACTTTCAAGACGAACTTGTGTCAGCTCGTAACGAAGTACAAATTAGCGGCAGTATTGAAAAAGCTGCCGCTAATATGCCTGGTATCGTAGAACACCGATTTAATCAACTGCAAGAGTTAGAAGCTATTCTCGAGTATTTGAACATTGAATTACGTAGATTGCGCAGCAGCTTTTTTAAGAAATATCTTGAAAATTATCAACGTGCATTAAGCAGTCGCGATGTTGAAAAATATGTAGACGGCGAAGCAGATGTAGTCGACTATGAAAAAATTATTAATGAATTTGCATTAGTGCGCAATAAATGGCTAGGCGTTCTTAAAGCATTAGATCAAAAACAATGGCAATTAACCAACATCGTAAAGTTACGAGTTGCCGGTATGGAGGACGCTTCGATATGAAAAAAGTTTACGACTATTGGATGCCAGACACTGACAGCCATTTTGAAAGACTGATTGCCAAGCGTGTTAAAAACGGTGGACCTCCTGAATACCAAGATGATGTTAGAGACGAAGCATATAAGTATGTAACTGATTTTAATATAGTAGTTGATGTGGGCGCCAATGTTGGATTATGGTCAAAACCTTTAACAAAAGTGTTTAATCACGTTATTGCATTTGAGCCATTGGAGCAAGTATATAGTTGTTTAGAGCGTAATGTTGAAGGGTTAAACATTGAAATACATAAACATGCGCTGGGCAACATAACCAATAAAGTAGAAATGATTTATGATGCCGAAAACACTGGTAGTAGTTATGTTAGCGAAACAGGCTACGGATCTATCGACATAAAACGTTTAGATGACTTGAATTTACCCAAGTTTGGACTTCTTAAAATTGATTGTGAACGATACGAATTAGAAGTATTAAAAGGTGGCATCGAAACTATTTTAAAATACAAGCCTATAATTATTGTTGAACAACATCCTGATACAGAATACTGCGCAGGTACTTATTTAAAAACTCAAGGTGCAAAAGAAATTACCAATATCAGAAAAGACTATATTTTTGGCTGGTAATTATTAAATAACTTTATGAAAACAATAGTATTAGTAACCGGAGGATTTGATCCTATCCACAGCGGACATATTGCTTATTTTAACGAAGCTAAAAAGCTCGGCGATGAACTATGGGTAGGTGTAAACAGTGACAGCTGGCTTGTTAACAAAAAAGGCAGACCGTTTATGCCATTTGAAGAACGAGCAAACATCGTGAGTAATCTAAAGGTAGTAGACTTGGTTTTATCTTTTGATGATGACGAACTAGGTAGTAGTAATAAATGCATCGAGTATATCTTAGATTCTAATCCTAACGCAAAAATTATTGTTGCCAACGGCGGTGATCGCAATGCTGGAAATATACCAGAATTTATCAAATACGGAACTCACCCAAGAGTTAAATTTGCCTGGGAAGTCGGCGGCAATGATAAGAAGAATTCAAGCAGTTGGATTTTAAAAAACTGGGAAAAACCAGAGACTGAAAGATCTTGGGGATCTTACAAAGTACTTGATAGCAACGGCGAATGGCAAGTAAAAGAGCTGAGTTTTCAAAAAGGAAAAGCATTAAGCGATCAACGACATTTTAAAAGATCCGAACACTGGCATGTTGTTAGCGGAGTAATTGTAATGGTACTTGAAGACAGACAGGGTAGAAAGACTCAACAGACACTAATACCAGGAGACAGTATAGACATACCGACTGCATACTGGCACAAGGCTATAAATATCGGAAACGAAACTGCCAAAGTAATTGAAGTGTGGCTGGGCAAAGAATTAACGGAGAATGACATTGAGCGACGAGATTAAACCATTAAAGATCTATATCGGATGGGATAGTAGAGAAGACATTGCATATCAAATTGCAAAGTTAAGTATCGAACAACACGCTTCTGTACCAGTCGAGATCGTTCCAATAGAACAAAACAAACTTAGAAAACAAGGCATTTACACTCGTCCAGTTGATAAACTTGCAAGCACAGAGTTTACGTTCACAAGATTTCTTATTCCATATCTTAATAACTACACCGGTTGGGCGCTGTTTATAGATTGCGACTTTTTAGCAGTTGCTGATATAAAAGAGTTGTTTGATCAGATTGACGACAAGTATGCTATTATGTGTGCCCAACATAATTATATACCAACAGAAGTTACCAAAATGGACGGGCAGCGACAAACGTTGTATCCAAGAAAAAACTGGTCAAGTATGATGTTAATCAACTGCGAACATCCTAGTAACAAACTATTAACACCTACACTTATTAATAACGAGGCAAAGACGGGTGCGTATTTTCACAGATTTAGTTGGGTTCACGACAAACATATAGGTAAGATCAGTCACGAATGGAATTGGCTAGTAGGATGGTACACCGAACCCAAAGATGGTAAGCCGAAACTTATTCATTACACCGAAGGCGGACCTTGGTTTGATGATTACAAAAGTTGCGAATACTCAAGTGATTGGTATCAAGTTGAAAGAACATACTTACAAAATAATTTAGAAGTTCAAAAAAAAACCTCACAAGAGAATTAGAACGACCCAAAACAATTGATGATTTACCGTTTACAAAGAATGTAAAATCTATATTAAAGCTATACTTAAATACATTAGTCGACCCTGAACATAAGATTTATGACGACACAGAATTAAAGAAAGAAGTTAGTGCATTCATGGGAATAAAAATTGCAGCAATTGCATCCGACGGATTTAACTACGAAGCTAAAGGATTAAAATACGATCCTTACTTGCAATCATTTATAATGGGTTCTGGTGGAAGCATAAGTGACTTTGTGTTAAAAAACGGCACTACTGACACACTGGTAATTCGGGGGCTGGGCGGCGGCGGTCAAAAAGCCATAAAATATTGTTTAAGAAATAAAATAGATTTTTATGCTATCGACTCTGGATATATTCAGCCCGGTACAAAAAAGGACTATCATCGTATTACTAAAAATGCACTGCAAAATTTAGGACCAATAAAAGACAGAGGCCTTGATAGATTAAAAAAATTAAATTGGCAATACAAAAACAGAAACGGTCAAACAGGCAATAAAATTTTAATATGTCCGCCATCTGACAAAGTAATGAAGTTTTATGAAAAAGATTTAGATACTTGGTTAGCTGAAACAGTTGACGAGATCAAGACACATACCAATCGACCAATTGAAGTAAGACTCAAACCAAATCGTTCCGAACGGGTTACAACTAATACAATTTGGGATGCGTTAGATGATGCATACTGTTTGGTTACATTTAACAGCATTGCAGCTACAGAAGCGTTGCTCTACAGTGTACCGGCTATCGCATTAGCACCAAATGCTGCTTCTGTTTTGTGCAACACTGCTCTTAAAGACATTAACAATTTATATTTGCCTACCAAACAAGAAACTGTCAGATTTGCAGCACACTTGTCTTATTGCCAGTTTACTTCTAATGAAATGCTAAACGGATTTGCATGGAGCATATTAAATGAAGGTAGTTAGTTATTTAAAAACTGTTCCGGCAAAAAATAACAACAAACAAAAAACCGATTTGCTTTTTAAATTTATCAAAGGTGTAGATAAAGTCGGCGATGTTGGAAAAATTAATAATACGGATCAACTAGAAGATTCTGAAGTTGCAGTGATACAAGGCTGGGTGCATAACGATATAAGTTCTGCACATCTAAAATTAAGAAACAATATAATACACACACAAGTTTCAAGCGGAAAACATGTTGTGTGTGCAGATGCAAATTTATTTTTATATAACGATAAAATAAATCCCCATGGTTATTTAAGATATAGTTTTAATGGAATCTTTCCAAACACTGGTATCTATTGTGATCAAGACATTGACCCAACTCGATGGCAGCAGATTAGTAAAGATACAAGAATTGTATTAGAAGATAACAAGACACACGGATCTCATATCTTACTAATGCTTCAGCGCAACGGCGGATGGAGCATGACAGGTACAGACGTACAACAATGGGCGTTAGATACAATTAAAAAAATAAGATATAACAGTGACAGACCTATTGTAATAAGAGCTCATCCAGGAGACAAAAACGCATCAAAGTATTTGCATCCTAAATTTACCAAAATTAAAAATTTTAAAAACGTAACAATAAGTGCATTTGACAAACCATTAGAACAAGATCTAGATAATGCGTGGTGTGTTGTTAATCACAACAGCAGTGCAGTAGTTGGTCCGATAATAAAAGGTTATAATTGTTTTTTAACTGATCCACAAAAAAGTCAGTGCAAAGAAGTTTCTAATGATGATTTTAAATATATAGAATCACCTGTTACATTTGACAGGCAACGTTGGCTTGAACGAATTAGTATGTTTCACTGGAAGTTTAGTGAATTAGAAGACGGTAGCTGCTGGCGCCATATGAGAAATTATTGCCAATAATTTTCAGTTCTTTTTACAATTAAATCTTTAGGTTTATTACTTTTTCCGGTAGTTTTTCTGTCACCTTTTAAGTGATCAAAGTATTTTCCTAAGTCGCTATTAATCATAGGATGTCCTTCGCCGTTAACTAAATTGCCGCTTATATTATAAACTGACGAGCTTGGAAATTGTTTTTGCATTTTCTTTAAAACTTCAAAAAACACAAAACTGTCATGCCACTCTTCCATTTTAAATATACCGTTTTCGGCATCTTCGTATACCCGTTCAAACTCTTTTAAAAATTCTTGACCTTCTGCACTCTTTAAATTGATTCCGTAAAATCCACATTCAGGCCATTTTTTGCCTCTACCCAAATAACTTAACCAACTGTTGTTAGGAGTAAACTGTTCTAGATTTTCGTTAGTTACGTGTGAATGTACATATGTATCTGCATCTAACCAAATCAGCCAGTCACTGTTACAACGACGTGCAGCATCAAACACTGCATAAGTTTTATTTGCAAATCGTACTGCGTCCCATTTAAATTCTTTATTCCAATCTTTAGGTCTACGCACTTTAATTTCCGGTGGACACATTCCGTTGGCTTTAGGAACATTTTTCCATCGTTCTTTAAATGCAACTAGTTTAGGAAGTTCTTTTTTCTGGTCTAGCACAAATACACGAGTGTCGTTGACTACAGGGGTGCAATCTTCTGCATACAAGAACAGTTCGATTTTTGTATCTATATTTTTACTAAAGCTATCCAAAAAACGTTGTCCATACAATTCTAGAACAGGTTTATGAAATGTCGATACTACAGAAATTTTTACCACGTGCAAGTCCTCGTTAAATATATTATAGGAATATTTAACAATGAAGTTTAGTTTATGGACACAATATGGAGCACTTAACTCGTCTCCTGTATTTGATGCATTTAGAAAAGGTGCACACTCGTTAGGATTTACATGCACAGATAATACTACTGATAGCGATGTAGATGTTATATGGAGCGTATTGTTTCATGGCAGAATGGCTCCGAACAGAGGCATTTGGGAAAAAAACAAAATAACCGGAAAGCCAACTGTTGTGCTGGAAGTTGGTGGCATTAAGCGCGGAACAACATGGAAGATAGGGTTAAATGGAATTAATAGGAATGCTTATTTTGGGCCTAGTGGCATGGATGATCTACGCAGTCGCAAATTAGGATTAGAATTAAAACCCTGGCAGCAAGATGGTGAGTATATTTTAATTTGTGGACAGCATGATAAAAGTTTACAGTGGCAAGGCATGCCACCTATGAGCAAGTGGGTAATGGATACAATTGAACAGTTGCAAATGCATTACAACTATCCTATTATATTTCGACCGCATCCGAGATGCAGACTTTCAGACATTGAACGTCAATACAAGAATGTTTATAGGCAAGAACCAAAGCAGATATCGGGAACATACGACGACTTCGATATGAACTTTGCTAATGTAAAATACACTGTAAGCTGGAGTAGTAATCCAGGAATACACAGTATTATCAATGGTGTACCTGCGTTTGTTAGTCCATATAGTTTAGCGTTTGATGTAGCATGTCCGCATTTGTTAATGGTAGACAATCCTCATTTGCCAGATAGGCAACAATGGTTAAATGATTACGCATATACAGAATGGACAATTGCGGAAATTTCTCAAGGTATCCCGTTGAAATACTTGACTTTAAAATTGTAATATGTTATTAATATAACTATGAAAACAATCGAAGATTTGCTAGAGTACGTAATGCACGTGGACAAAAGTGCAGCACTACCTCACTTTACTGTTAACACAGAAGATAAAGATATACTGTCTAGTATTTCTAGACAAGTGTATAGAGGTATAGCGTTAACTGATAGACAATATGCACTATGTAAAGAAAAGTTAAAAAACTATGCCGAAGAGTTCGAACAAATCAACGTAAGTGTTGATCAAGTAGTAGAACATCTACGTTCTTCGATAAGAGAAATAAATCGTGAGCAGTATGTTAAAATCTCACTAGATAAAAAATTTATAGAAGTAAGATTTCCATTTAGTAAAAAGAATATTGTTACAATTGAAAAAATTGCTAACAAGTTTAGATCTATTTACTCTCATGCTAAAGGCACACATGTTCACCAGTTTAAACTAACCGAGCCAGTAGTTAAAGAAGTTGTGGAATCTTTTATTAATAAACAGTTTGTTATCGATAACGAGCTGCTAGAATATTATAACGAAATTATGATTTGTTCAACTAACAAGTACGATTACATTCCGACTTACAAAAATCATAATTTTATTAATATTTCGGATCATGCAATTACAAGCATTGTTGATAACTTAAACAATTGTGTAACTGATTTAAAACTGTTTGACAGAAGAAAACGATTTGGGTTAGTACTTGACAACATAGAAATTCCTGATGTGTCAAATTATAGACTTTTGCACAACGTGGTACACAGACCTTCGGCGGAAATAGCAATACCGCCTAATCAGTATAGCATAAATGATGTTGTTCTATGTTTGTCAGATCTAGACAGATTTCCATTACTTGTATTGCTAGATGAAGTCAACTGTCTTGATCAATTGACAGTTTTTCACAATGCTGTAAAAGAAATTGTGCCTAGTGAAAATCAAACTGTATTGTTTAGAGTTGAAGGTAATTCTTCTCAGAACGAATTCAATGAGTTTGTTAGAGAAAAAAAGTTAAACAATTGGCTCGACGACAATACACAGATAGTGTATATTAAAAAAGCAAAATTACCTAAGCTGTTGTTGAAAACTGCATGGCGTCCTATAACTGCGTTAGGACTAACCAGCTATCGTTCTAATACTACAGTAAACATATATATTAAAGATTATTGTGATCTAATTATGTATCATGACAAAGAATTAAGTTTGATGAAGGACGCATCGTACTATGGCAACTTGTAAGCTGATAATCGAAGACGAAGTAAACATCAAATTCGAAGGGCTAGATGTCGACGTAAGACGTAAACTGTCGAACGCACTTAAATTTGAGATACCTTACGCAAAGCACATGCCTCAGTATCAACTGGGTAGATGGGATGGCAAAGTTGCATTTTTTGGAATCGGCGGCACAGGATACATTAATCATCTAGATGTTATTTCTGACATTTTACAAAAGAACAACGTTCATATCACAGACATTGAAGACCGTCGTGTACCGGTACAAATAAACCTTACGCCAGTTACAGAAACTTATTGGGCTGACCAAGGCGTGCGTTGGCCAAAAGGTCATCCAGCCGAAGGCGAACTTATTATGCTTCGCGACTATCAGGTCGAAGCAATCAACAACTTTATTGCCAATCCACAAAGCCTACAACAGATTGCTACTGGTGCAGGTAAAACTATTACCACAGCAACACTAAGCCATATTAGCGAACCATATGGTCGCAGTCTTGTCATTGTACCTAACAAGAGCTTGGTCGAACAAACCGAAGAGGATTATATTAACTGCGGACTTGACGTAGGTGTTTATTTCGGTGACAGAAAACAACTAGGAAAAACACACACTATTTGCACTTGGCAAAGTTTAAACATTCTTGACAAGCGTCATAAGGACGGCGCGGCAGTACTAAGTCTTGCTGAGTTTTTAGAGGGTGTAAACACCATTATTGTTGACGAAGTACACCAAGCAAAGGCAGAAGTTCTTAAAAATCTACTCACACGCAATCTTCGTAACGCTCCTATTCGCTGGGGACTAACCGGTACAGTTCCTAAAGAAAAGTTCGAGTTTGAAAGTATTCATGCAAGTCTTGGTCCAGTTATTGGACAGATTACAGCTAAGGAATTACAAGACAAAGGTGTGCTAGCAGAATGTCATGTTAATGTTGTACAACTTATTGACACTGTAGCACACAGAGGTTATCAAGATGAATTAAAGTATCTAGTCACAAACAAAGAACGATTAGAATATATAGGCAAACTACTAAACACAGTAAAACAATCAGGCAATACTCTAATACTTGTAGATAGAATATCAGCAGGTGAAGAGCTACAAAAACTCATACCAAACAGTAC